ATTAACCACTTCTTGACCGCAACCAACGCATGGTTCTTGACCACTGACGTTCCCAACGGCTTGAAGATGTTTGAGCGTATGCCCTTACAGAACTCCATGGATGGAGACTTCGATACAGGCAACGTGCGTTATAAGTCCCGTGAGCGTTACTCTTTTGGTTGGTCTGACCCACTAGGTATTTACGGTTCTTATTAATAAAATCAAGCACTTAGTATCACTAACCCCGCCCACAAAGCGGGGTTTTTATTTACAGCGCATATTACCTGTATCGTAACTCATGGTTTATTTTCGTAAAGCGTTACGAATTTTAGTTGGAATTCTCCGTCCATTAAGGTAAGATAATCCTTAATCGTTAATTGGAGAGCAAAATGTTCTACGTATATATTTACCGCGACCCACGACCGCTTAAATTAGGGCAGCCTGTGTATGTTGGCAAAGGTACTGGAGATAGAGATATATCTCATTGGTCTAGGGGGTCGCATAACAAACCGTTTCAAGACTTTATTTCGCATTTAAAACAACGTGGGTTAACTGCAATTTGTGAGCGTGTCTTTGAAACAGAGAGAGAAGAGGAAGCATTTGCTAAGGAAATTGAACTAATATCCCTGTATGGGCGTAAGGATTTAGGGACGGGGACGCTATTTAATCGAACCGATGGTGGGGAGGGAGCATCGGGTGCGATACGCACAGAAAGGCAGAAAGAATCCATACGGGTAGATTCGCTAGATAAATGGCAACGCGCTGAATATAGATCCAAAGTAATAGCTAGTCAGAAAATAGCCCAAAGTACCCCGGAAGCGCTTGAAATAAAGTCTAAAAATAGTAAGAAGCTTTGGGTAAAGAAAGGGGTAGAGCTAGCCGCTAGTATTAAAGCCTCCCGCAGTACAGCAGAATCTAGAGCTAAGACAAGTGCTCAAGCTAGCGCACAATGGGCAGATCCAGAATATGCAGTTAGACAGACAGCGAATAATAAAGAGATTGCAAATAGGGCAGAAGTTAAGGCCGCAAAGAAGGCTGCAGCGAAAGCTTTGTGGGCTAACCCCTTATGGAGGGCAAAGATGTTAGAGGTAAGACAGGTAAAGAAATCAAATAAACTTGAACATTTAACGAACCTATAGTATAGAATCAATTTGTAGTACACTTCTTTTATCTAGGGATTCAACCTTACCGCCACTGCCCTAGCAGACGATGCAACGATTGGTGAGGAACTTTTGCATAAGGATATTTATCATGGCACGTAGTACATTCTCAGGCCCGATTATTGCGGGCGAACAGCGTTTTGGACCCCAACGTAACGTTGGATACGCACAGATGGTTCAGAACGCGTTTTTAGACTTCTCTAACACTGTTGCTGGCACCACCAACTATGGTGGCGGCTCTGGTACGTTTGTTAGCTCAAACAACATTCCTAACAACACTGCGACTATCTGGGTCCCCCAGAACGGTGCTTATAGTCAATCAGGTCCAGTTGTTGCTTCAGCACCCACTGCTGATACTACAGGTACAAACTATCGTGGCGTGTCTTTCTTATTGCCTTGGGGCTCCAACATCACTGATATTATTATCGATCAAGGTTTAATTCCCACTGATGGCTCTCACCCAGTTACCTCCATTCAGCCCTATGTATCTAACCAGTTCACTACTTCTGCTGGTATTTACGGTACATTCGCTGCAATTACAGGCGCTGGACGTAGCTACGCTACCTACACTACTACCCAGTTAGACAACATCAATGGCACCTTGCAAGACGTGCAGAACATCAACATTGGTCAAGGTCCTAAGTTCTTCTCACAAGTTGTTGTGACTTTAGCTATGACTGCATCTGGTTTGACCTCAGTAAACGCAGGACAAGTTAGCATCACCTTGCGCTACACTCAGGCTGACTACAACATCGGCAATATCAATACTTACCCTTACGGTAACTTTGACTAATAGATCGGGGGGCTTCGGCCCCCTTTCGTAAGGGGATTTATTATGACAGTGCAATATGATGTTAAGTCCGCACACACCAACACTTCTGCATCTTTAGTGAATGGGCGTACACGGTTAAAGCAGGTTGTATTTACAAGCACTGGTTCCGCAGGGACCCTTGCGTTATACGATAATGCTTCCGCTGCTAGCGGCACTATTCTTTGGCAGTATGATGTTCCAGCATTAGCAACACCTTATATTGTGACTCTACCCGGGGAAGGTATCCTTGCAGCTAACGGTATTTATGCCTCGTTAACTAACATAGCGGCATGCACAATCTGTTATGGCTAAAACTACATCTTTATCCGTAGGGAAGGGCGAAAAGCTTCCGGTCTCAAAAGGAGCGGGGCTGACTGCAAAGGGGCGTGCTAAATACAATGCAGCAACGGGGAGCAATTTAAAGGCTCCCGCCCCACACCCTAAAACAGAGAAGGATGCAGGTAGACGTAAGTCTTTTTGCGCACGTATGTCGGGGATGCCCGGACCCATGAAGGACGAGAAGGGTAGACCCACACGTAAGGCAGCTTCACTTAAAAGATGGAACTGTAAATAATGCCTAGTAAATCAGCTAAACAACACCGATTCATGGAAGCAATCGCCCATAACAAGGAGTTTGCTAAGAAGGCAGGTGTATCTCAGTCAGTAGGTAAGGACTTTTCTGAGGCCGATAAAGGTAAGAAGTTTGCTGCAGGTGGTATAACCCGGGGCGGCAAGGGTATGATCAACCGTCAAGAAACACGATGGGGTAGCATCATGGGTGCATCTAAAGGTGCTCCAGATGTTAATTTAAACAAATTTGAAGGTAAAAAGGAAGGTGGAATAATTATGAAAGCGAAAGAATCTATGGGTCCTCGTGACATGAAGGAAGATGTGGAGAAAGGTTCCAACAAGAAGTCTTCTCACGGCGAATCTGCAGTGCAGAAGAAAGGCCACACCAAGGGTAAAAACTTTGGTGACTCTGGTAAAGAGGTCGGCATTGAAAAGATGAAGTGCGGCGGTGCAGCTAAGGTCAAGAAGATGTCCTCTGGCGGTATGGCTCGTGGCGAACATCCTGTACAAACTAAAGGCCGTACTAAAGGTACTCAAGTGTCTATGCCCGGTGCAGCTATGATGGGCGGCATGGGTATGAAACGTGGCGGTAAGTGCTAAGGAGATAGTAATGGCTGACGAAAGCGGGGTATCAAAGCTGAAAAAAACCCAAGGAAAGTGGGGTAAAAATACTATTGGGATGCCTTATGATTACTCTACTGATAACTATGACCTATTAACTGCGGCTCAAACTACTGGACTAGCTAATGGTAAGGGTGTTAATACGCCAGCGTTTGATTATGCGCTAAGAAAAAGTGCTGGTCGAGATACTACCCCTGAAATGGATAGAGGGGCAAAACAAGTAGACCAAGAAGCAAGAGAATTAGCTAATCAAAATATCCGAGAAAGCAGGGCAAGATCATTTAAAAAGGGAGGGGAAATTAAACATCATTCTGAGCATTACAAAGAGCATGCTGCAGGGCATAAACTGCATCATGATCATGTAAAAGCGATGTGCATGGGCGGTAAAACAAAATGAGAGCAAGTCGTGGAATGGGGGATATAAACCCATCCAAAATGCCTACGGGGAAGCGAAAGCCCCGTAGGGATAATACCGACTTTACTAAATATGCTAAAGGTGGCAAGACCACTACTAAAAGGAAATCCAAATGAACTTATTTGAACTCGTAGAAAAAGAATCTGAGATGTTGATTAAAGAGCTTAAAGCCCGTTGCGAACAGTTATATAACGCATTTGGGGCTAATTCACATGCGCATATAGACCCCGTTATTGATAGCCTAGAAGCCCATGTTGCCGCAAAGACCCCCAATACTAACCCTGATGCGGCTGCTCCTACTGTCGCTTCTATGGTAGAGGCTGCCCTTGCTCCTGTGGTTGATACTCCTACCCCCCCTGCTCCTGTGGTTGATACTCCTATCGCTCCTGCTCCTGTGGTTGATACTCCTATCGCTCCTGCTCCTGTGGTTGATACTCCTATCGCTCCTGCTCCTGTGGTAGAATCTACCCCTGTAGTTGAGGCTGCTCCTGCGCTTGTTAATGAGCCTGTCCCTGCTATCACTGCATCTGAAACCGTAGCACCTGCACAGGCTAGCTAACTATGGCTACAACCGGAACGACTGCATTTAACCTCAGCATGGATGAACTTGTTGAGGAAGCATTTGAAAGTTGTGGTAAGCAGCTACGTTCCGGTTACGATTTCCGCACAGCACGGCGCTCAATTAATTTATTAACGATTGAGTGGGCAAACAAAGGTATTAACCTTTGGACCGTTGAGCAAGATCAAATTGTGTTGAACACTCTTCAAGCTATATACCCACTTCCGGTGGACACTATAGATATTCTTGATGCAGTTATTAGACAAAATAATGGACAAACCACAAACCAGATCGACATCAACATCAATAGGATCAGCGAAAGTACCTACGCTACCATACCAAATAAAAACACGTATGGGAGACCTATTCAGATGTATGTGGATCGCCAAACGGGAAATGTTCCTACGGTCGCTCAGACGACGCTAGCTGGGGCTATTGGCCCCACAGATACTACAATCTTGCTTAATTCCACGGCAGGGTTGCGCACCACTGGGTTTATTAATATTAACAACGAGACCATCGGCTACCAGAATATTGTGGGGAACCAGATCGTTAACGCATGGCGGGGGCAAGCAGGAACTACTCCTATATTGCACCCAATCAATACGAATATTTATGTAAATTATCTCCCTGCGGTTAATGTATGGCCCACTCCAAATAGCCCGGGCAATCAGTACACTTTTGTGTACTATCGTTTACGCCGTATGCAAGATGCAGGTAATGGTGTAAATACTGAAGATATCCCATTCCGCTTAGTGCCCGCACTGGTTGCTGGCCTTGCGTATCATTTAAGTATAAAGCTTGAAGGTGTTGACCCTAACCGAATTATTGGGTTGAAGGCTATGTATGATGAGACTTGGCAGCAAGCTGCGGAAGAAGACCGCGAGAAGGCTACAGCGCGTTTTGTGCCCCGTAACATGTCGTATTATAGGTAGTCATGCCTAATAAGTATTCTTCTGGTAAACATGCTATCGCGGAGTGCGACAGATGCGCATTCCGGTACAAGCTATCAGAACTTAGAACTGAGACAGTAAAGACTAAGCCTTATCGTATTAAAGTATGTAAGCAGTGCTGGAACCCAGACCACCCGCAGTTGCAGTTGGGTATGTATCCGGTAAATGACCCGCAAGCAGTATTTGAACCTAGGCCTGATACGAGTTATTACATGTCTGGAGCTAGTGGGCTCCTAACAAACCCATACGATCCTAATGCGAATAATGTAGATAGTTTTGGGTATCCCGAAGGTGGTAGTCGGGTATTTCAGTGGGGGTGGAGCCCCGTAGGTGGCGCAAGAGGCTTTGACTCAACCCTAACACCTAATGATTTGATCTCTAAAGGTTTAACGGGTAAAGTCACAATATCAACAACTTGAGGTGTAAAATGGCTAAAAAAGACATGGATAAAGCAGAAGATCGCAAGATGATGAAGGAAGATGAAGCTGAAGATAAGAAGCTCATCAAGAAAGCCTTCAAGATGCACGACAAGCAAGAACATAAAGGCGGTAAAGGTACTAGCTTATCCAAGCTCGCCAAAGGCGGGTTGACTAGTGAGAAAGCAAAGGCTGAAGGTCGTAACTTAGCCCGGGTGTCTAACCAAGGGGGCAAGAAGAAATGAAGAACACTAAACCTGCGAGTGCGTATGCGAAACCTCATACAATGGCTGGTAAGACAGTTAGTGGCACTGAAGGAATGGAATCAGGAACATACTCCACAGATAAGTCCGCTAGAGAAGCTAGCTTATCTGATCCTATTCCTAGCGGCCCTAGCTACGGTACTTCTAAGGGCACTAAAACATCCGGTATAGAAATGCGTGGATATGGTGCAGCTACTAAAGGTAAAACGTCTAGAGGGCCGATGGCGTAATGAAATACGAACTGCTTTATAATACGATCCAATCCTACGCTGAAAACACCGAATCGTTGTTTGTGGCGAACATTCCTGTATTTGTACAGGAAGCGGAAAACCGTATCTATAATTCAGTTCAGATCCCTTCGCTTAGGAAAAACGTAACGGGCGTTGCTACAGGCAATAACCCCTATATTTCATTGCCTAGTGATTATTTAGCTTCGTTTTCTGTAGCAGTAATTGACCAGAATGGTAACTACAATTACCTGTTAAATAAGGACGCGAATTATATTCGTGAGGTATACCCGAACCCAACAGCTACCGGGGTGCCTAGAGCCTATGCGTTGTTTGGCCCTCAATTTACCAACATTAACAACTTATCTTATATTGTAGGCCCTACACCGGATCAAAATTACAATGTTGAGTTACATTATTTCTATTACCCACCCACAATTGTTCAAGGGCAGATCAGTGCGCTCTCGATAACTACCTCCGGTGTGGGGTATATTAATGGGCTTTACCAGAACGTACCGTTTACTGGTGGGAGTGGGGCGAATGCTAGCGGGGATATTCTTGTAGTTAATGGTAAACCCACTTCAGTTACATTGCAGTTCGGAGGTAATTTTTACCTTGTCGGGGACGTATTATCATGTGCGTCCATAGGTAATACAGGTAGTAACTTTACAATGACCGTCACTGCGGTATCTAACGCTGCAGGTGAAAGCTGGCTTGGGGATAACTATGACCCTGTGCTTCTTTATGGAGCTATGCGCGAGGCTATTATCTTTATGAAAGGCGAAGCCGATATGGTCAAGTACTACGAAGATAAGTACCAAGAGGCTATTGGGCAGCTTGCACGTCTTAGCGCGGGTCTTGAGCGCGGTGATACATACCGTGATGGTCAAGCTAAAATTAAGGTTGGGCTATGACGATTAGGCAAGGACAAACCGCAGCGTTTAAGCAAAACTGTCTATCTGGGCTAGTTAACTTCACTATAGGCACGCCCTATGTATATAAGATCGCGCTATATACGGGTGCAGCTACTTTAGACAACACAACGGCTACTTATACACCTATTAATGAAGTTTCTGGTACAGGATACACAGCGGGTGGGGCGGTACTAACAGCTATACCCCCCGCCATCGATGCTACAGGTAATATTGTGTATGTGTCGTTTAACCCTGTTATATGGAACCCCGCGGCATTTACTTGCAGGGGTGCACTCATCTACAATAGCACCACTAATGCTTCAGTCTGCGTGCTAGATTTCGGATCAGATAAGACCTGCTCAACGACCTTCACGGTTACATTCCCAACAAATGATTCGTTGAACGCCATACTTCGATTGAGCTAAAGGAACCTTATATGGCTTTTGTAATCGCTGATCGAGTCCAAGAAACAACAACCACATCGGGTACTGGGGCTATTGCACTCAACGGAACTTCTCCGGGGTACCAGACATTTGTTTCTGGAGTTGGTTCAGGGAATAATACTTACTATTCAGTATATGACCGTACTTCTGGGATATGGGAAGTGGGTTATGGTGTTGTTACTGCGGGGTCTCCAAACACTATATCCCGGGTAACTGTAATTGCAAACTCATCTGGGACTACTACTCCTGTTAATTTAGTAGGTAATTCTGCTACTGTTTTCTGTACATACCCTGCGGAAAAGGCAGTAAATCTTGATGTTAATGGTAACGTCAGCGCTCTGGGTACAGTACAGTCCGCAGTATGGAACGCTGCACCTATCGGCCCTATATATGGCGGCACTGTGCTTACTACATATAATGCTGGGGATATGGTAGTCGCATCAGCGGCTAATACATTAACTACACTTCCAATTGGCCCTGCGAACTACGTATTAACTTCTAATGGGGTTACTGCAACATGGACTGTTGCACAAACAGCTTCTGCAAGTGGGGTAAATACACAAGTCCAATATAATTCAGGTGGAAGCTTTGCCGCGGCAGCAAACTTTACGTATACTGGCAATGATGTAAATATCCCGTTTGGCCCGTCAAACTCCGCTACGTCTGCCGCTAAAGTGGCGCTAGCACTTTCGATGATCGCTTAATATGGCAATTAACTACAAAGTAGCTCAAGCATCAGGCGTAACAGCATCTACAGCGGTGTATACCCCTAGTACGTCAGGAGTTCAAGCGACTATTATTGGGCTGTTAATCGCAAACACAACTAACTCCGCTGCGACAGTCACGGCTACTTTAAGCAACTCAGGTGCATCTACTAGCTTAGCCTATAATGTATCAATTGCGAAGGGTACAGCATTAGATATGCTGAATTCCTCCAAGGTTGTGGTGCCTTATGGGTATACTGTTTCCGTTGCTTCATCCAACGCAGTTGACGTAACAATCTCTGTAGTAGAGGTGAGTTAATGGCATATATTGGGCAAATACCAAACGTTAGCACTATACAAGATAGTAACGGGAATAATGTAACTACTCTTGCTAATACTGGCACGCAAACAGGTCTAGCGACTTCTATAGTTGCTACAGATTTTGAAGTATCTACGGGTAACACAACATCCGCACAGCTTAACCCCAACGCGACATTTAACGGGGCGATAGAGAATATTTACTATTACCAGAGTATCTCTATTCTAATATCTAATGATCAAAGTGGTACATTGATCATCAATCAATATATTGACGCCGCAGGAACACAAAAGACAACCTCATGGGTGTACACCCTCACTGCGGGTCAAGGGTTTAATAGATCGTTTTCCGGTAACGGTAATTATTTTAATTTATCGTTTACTAATACTGGTACCACTGCTACTACAGCATTAGCGATTCATACTGCATATGGGGTTATTCCGGTTTCCACTAGCCTTGGAAACACAGCTACAGCAATCAATGAGATTAATGGGGCACCCCTTTCATTAGGCCAGACCGCATCTGCAAACAGTATTCCTGTTGTATTAGCTTCGGATCAATCCCCACTTCAGGTCACAGTTTCTAACCCAGTCAATACAGTAACAGTTGCTAACCCCGTTACGTCTGTGGGTATCACTGGCCCTGTTACGGTTGCTAACCCCGTTACGTCTGTGGGTATCACTGGCCCTGTTACGGTTGCTAACCCAGTCAATACTGTTGCGGTTTCTAATACAAACTTATCGGTTACGGATTCCATACTTGCTGCCGCTCAATCTACGGATAACCCGATCAAAGTATCAATTACTGGTGATGAATCAGGTGACTTCGCCGGGGTTAATATTCTTGAGCAAGTTGTATCGGACGGAACAGGCATTGCGTTTAACACTCGCACATTAAATGCACCAAAGGTTGACGTTAATAACGCACAGATACCTTCTGATGCTCCCCCTAGTGCAACTCTTTACTTGGGCGTGAACGTCCCTCAGATGATTGATACTACTGGGTATCAGTCGGTTGTATTCCAGCAGTCGGCTGCAGTTGCAATTACGGTTACACAATCAAATGACGGTGTGAACTTTACAGCGGTTCTGGGCATCCAGATGACAGCTACTGCTACCGCATATGCTAGTGCTACCGCAGCTACTGCATCGGCTGTCTACGCGTTCCCTGTTGCTGCACGCTACATGCGTTTCCAAGCGGCTACTGCGACATCACTTATTGTCTACTTACGCCAAACACCATTCGCAAGCTATGCTTCATTTGGGTTACCTTCAGTAGTTATTTCAAGTGGTACAGTCACCGCCAATACGCAGGGCGGTACAGCGGTAGGTGCTGCCCCAGCTACAAACCCTAACTTAGTTGCAGGTACAGACTATAACGGTTTAGTTCGCCGTATCCAGACGGATACAAACGGTAACTCGCAGGTGGTGGGTCAGCTACCACAAGGCTATCAGGTCGGTGCGTATAACGTTACCTATTCAGGGCATACCTCTTCGATCAACCCAATCACTGCTACACTATCAACAGTTAACCCCGTTATGATGGGTGGGGTTGACCAAGCCAACACTGCGAGAAGAATTCAGACTGATCCATTTGGAGCGCCACTTGTTAAAGGAGTGCCAAGCTCACCTGCCCAACAGTCTATTGAAGAATTATTGACTCAAATTTTAGGAACTCTTCGCGTGCTGACACACTACACATACGAAGGGCAACTGAGAGATGGCTTCCGTTCTTCCGCTGACGAGCCTGATAGTATGTTAGCGGATTATCTCAACCCAGCTTCAACTTTTAGCAATATGACCAATTAGGAGTTTCTATGATTATCCAATCCCAAGTAGGCTCACTGCCTTCAGCACGTCAAACCGCTGGTACACCTAACATTCCCGGTGGTACTTTTGGTGAGGCATATGTTTCCGAACTAGCCCCCGTATATTATTCACTCATGAAAGCAGGTAAGATTTTCTCAATCGCTTCTGCCGCTACCACTACCGCCACTTCATTCACTGGTGGTGCTGCTGGTACTCCAATTTTCGGTATCTACAACCCCGCAACCTCCGGTACTGACCTCGTGCTGTTGCAAGCACGTGTTGGTATTCGTACCACTGGTACTACCGCTGGTACGCTGGATTTTGCTTTCTGGCAGGTCAACCAAGGTGGTGTGGCTGTAACGGGTACACAGACTCAGGCTCGTAACATGTATTCACAAGCATCTACGGGTTCTACTTCGTACTGCATGATCAACACTGCAAACACCGCAGCTTTGGCCTCTACACTTGTTGCTCCTTCTGTATCAGTAGGTAACGTAACCACCACCGCTGGTTTGAACGCTTCAGTGTATGTGGATGATATTAAAGGTGCAATTATCGTTGCTCCCGGTACATATCTAGCATTCGGTTCGTCTGCAACTCTTGCTGCAGCTTCTATCGACTATTCATTAATCTGGGCTGAAATCCCTGCTTAATGTAGATGGGGGGACATTCCCCCCTTTTTAATTAAAGGAAAAATTATGCAAAACGAACTTTCAAATTTTGGCGACAACGCAGTTGTCAGCATGCAAGCAAACGCATCGATCCCCGAAGGTATGGGTATTGAGGGCTATTGGAAAGTAGAGTGCCGTGATGTTAGCGGTAATCTAAAGTGGGAAGACGAGTTCCCCAATCTGGTTGTTTCTGCTGGTAAGCAGTTGATGTTAGATACTTTATTGCGTGGTACTAGCTACTCGGTTACGGGTCCTTTCTTGGGCTTGACCAACAAGACCTTGACCCCGCTTGCTACAGATACTTTAACCACGTTAGTTACTACTAACTCTGCTGAGTTTATTAACTACACCGTAGGTGGTTCTGCTGTTCGTGGTACCGCAGTGTTTGCAGCATCATCTTCAACAGGTGCATCACCTTCTAACGTAACCTCTTCAACTGCAACTGCAGTTACCTACACCATCACTGGTGCGGGCGGTACGGTATATGGCTGCTTCTTAGTATTGGGCACGGGCGCAGTAAACACCCAGAACTCTACTACAGGTACTTTATATTCCGAAGGTAACTTCACAGTAGCAAAAGCAACTACCGCTGGCGACACAGTTAGCGTAACATACAGCACAACTGCCACTTCCTAATAAGGAGCCTTAAATGGCTTTAGTTGTTGCTGATCGTGTTCAGGAAACGGGGACCGTATCTACGGGTACGGGCTCCGTTAATCTTGCTGGTGCTGCGTCTGGATATAAGTCTTTTATAACCGCGGTTGGTTCTACTAATACTACGTACTACTGTATTTATGATCCGTTGGCATTCCAATGGGAAGTAGGTATAGGTACAGTCACGGCGGGTACACCCAATACCTTAAGCCGTACTACAGTTCTTGCGAACTCATCAAATAACACATCGCTAATTAGTTTCAGCACTACAAACACACTTACTGTGTTTTGTACATACCCGGCTGAAAAAGCTGTTTATACAGATATAAGCAACAACGTAACACTCCCCGCAGGGCTTACCGTAACTAACGATGCGACTATTCACGGTCTTACTGTTGGAACTGGGGTTGGCACAAATAACTCCGTGTTTGGATACCAAGCATTAGCGAGTAGTATCGCTGGCTCTAATTCCACTGCAGTTGGGTACCAATCGCTGTATTCTAATACTACTGGTTCTAATTCCACAGCAGTTGGATATCAAACATTAAAAAGTAATACTACTGCCTCTAATTCCACCGCAGTGGGGTATGGCGCTGCTACGAATCTAACAGGCGGTACCAACGATGCTTTTGGATATCAAGCACTTTATGGGGCTTCCGGATCTACTGGTGGATATAATTCTGCATTTGGACAATCAGCGCTATACGCTCTTACAACTGGATCTGGAAACGTAGCAATAGGGCAACAATCGCTGTATTCTAATACTACTGGTGTTAACAATGTAGCAGTTGGGTACAACGCACTATTTTATAATACTAATACCTCTAATTCCACCGCGGTTGGTTATCAAGCTGCCACTTTTCAAACAAGTAGTAATAATGATGCTTTTGGCGTTAAAGCGCTATATGGCGCTTATGGTGCATCTACTGGCTCATTTAATTCCGCATTTGGGCAACAAGCATTATATAAAAATACTACTGGTAGCAGTAACATAGCAATTGGGCAACAAACGTTATATTTTAATACTACTGCCTCTTATTCCACCGCGGTTGGTTATCAAGCTGCCTTTTTTCAAACAGGTGGTAATAATGATGCTTTCGGGTCTAACGCACTTTCCGGTGCTTCTGGAACATCTACTGGGCAGTATAATGCCGCATTTGGACAGGCAGCGTTATTCTCTCTTACTACTGGTTATACTAACGTAGCATTTGGGTACGCCGCATTAAAAAGTAATACTTCTGGTGGCAGTAACGTAGCAGTTGGGCCTCAATCGTTATACTTTAATACTAGTGGTAATTTCAACATAGCAATTGGGCAACAAACGTTATTCTCTCTTACTACTAACAATAACAACACCGCAGTTGGGCATCAAGCTGCCCAGTACCAAACAGGTGGTAACAACGATGCTTTCGGGTATAACGCACTTCTAGGTACTTCTGGCTCATCTACAGGGACAAATAATGCCGCATTTGGACAGGCAGCGTTATACTCTCTTACTACTGGTAATTATAATATAGCAGTGGGGCAGCAATCGTTATACTTTAACACTATGGGCGTGCAAAACGTAGCAGTGGGGTATCAATCATTATATTCTCAGACTAGTGCTAACCAAGCGACAGCAGTTGGGTATCAAGCTGCATATTATCAACTATATGGGTACAACGATGCTTTCGGGGCCCAAGCACTATATGGTGCTTCCGGCACATCTACGGGCACACAAAACTCAGCATTTGGTAGCACCGCGTTAAGAAATAATACTACTGGGTACCAAAATACAGCAATTGGACAGACAGCGTTAATGTCTAATACTACTGGGAATAACAGCACCGCAGTTGGGTATATGTCGCTGTTTTCTAACACTACTGGCGGTACTAACACAGCAGTTGGGGTTCAAGCTGCCTATAATCAAACAGGTGGTTTGAATGATGCTTTTGGATATCAAGCACTTTATGGTGCTTCTGGCTCATCTACAGGGACAAATAATGCTGCATTTGGGCAGCAATCTTTAAAAAGTCTTACAACTGGATCTAACAACGTAGCAGTGGGGTATCAAGCATCACAAGCTATGACTAGTGGTTCTACCAATGTTGCGGTGGGTGGTAGCGCGGCATATTCTAGTACTAGTTGTAGCTTCAACGTAGCAATTGGGTATCAAGCGTTATATGCTAATACTACTGGTGGTAGTAACGTAGCGATAGGACTGAACGCACTATATAATAATACTACTGCTTATAACTCTACCGTAGTGGGGTATGGCGCTGCTACGAATCTAACAGGCGGTACCAACGATGCTTTTGGGGGTAACGCACTTTATGGCGGTGCCGGAGCTACTGGAACTGGTAACTCCGCATTTGGGCAACAAGCATTAAGGAATAATACTACTGGTAATAACAACGTAGCAGTGGGGCAGCGATCATTAATCTCTAATACTACTGGCTCTACCTCCACCGCAGTGGGGTACAATGCTGCCTTTTATCAAACAGGTGGTTTGAATGATGCTTTTGGGTATAACGCACTTTTCGGTGCTTCCGGAACATCTACTGGGATGTATAATTCAGCATTTGGACAGGCAGCGTTATATTCCAATACTACTGGTAATAACAACGTAGCAGTGGGGTATCAATCGTTATATCTTAATAATGTCGGTAGTTCCAACATAGCAGTTGGTTACCAATCGTTATATTCTAATACTAGTGGTAATTATAGCGTAGCAGTTGGCTATCAAGCATTAAATAAAAATACTACTGGTAGCGGTGTAGCAATCGGTTTTGCTGCATTAAGTAATGCTACTACGGGGCAAAATACAGCAGTTGGTAGTGGCGCGTTATCTTCTACTACTACTGGTACCTATAACACAGCAGTAGGTGCTAACGCGTTAAATATGAATACCGCTGGTAACTATAACACAGCAGTTGGTGCTATCAACGCAGGATTTTCTATAACCGGGTCATATAATACGGTTATTGGAGCATATTCAGGAGCAGCAGCGCCTATTAGTGGGTCGGGATCATATTGGATAGTATTTTCTGATGGTAATGGTACAGTCGGTGCGTACTACCAAACAACAGGTGCAAACGGGTGGTACCAAAAGAATAACTCAGGTTCTTGGTCAGTAACTTCCGATATCCGTATTAAGAAAAATGTTGTATCCTTAGAGAACGGATTGTCTGTTATCACTGCCCTACGCCCAGTAGAGTTTGATTACATTAAAGATGACCGCCATGATTTTGGTTTTATTGCTCAAGAGTACCAAGAAGTGTTACCTGAGCAAGTCGCTGAAAGCGAAGATGGGATGTTATCCATCAATCAAAACTTAGTTCCGTACCTTGTTAAAGCTGTACAAGAACTTGAAGCGGAAGTAAGATTACTCAAACAGCAGTTAAATAAAGGGTAATCGGGCACCCTACTGTAGTCCGAACAAGGAGAGTTACATGAATTTAGAATTAGACATTCAAGAAGTACAAGCAATTGCAGCAACTTTAGGTAAATTGCCTACCGAATCCGGGGCTTGGAGCCTATACATGAAACTACAGAGCAAGCTTGAACAAGAAACTAAGGCTCCTGCCCAAGAGGTAGCGCCCGCACCTGCTCCTGTAGCATAATAAGTACGTCATGAGGCCTTCGGGCCTCAGCTTTTATAAGGGTGAAGTATGTTCGCTGGGGGGTCATTTGCACAGTCGCCAATTGCCGCCCTTTCAGGGAATGCCTATCAGGTAACTATCACCGAAGATTTACAGCCCACAGATTCCTCCACTGTTGGGTTAAGTGCTACTCTTACTGAATCTTTATCTTCTGCAGACTCATACGCGGTTAGCGTAGGGGTTACACAGGTCGAATCGTTTGCGGTTACTGATGCAAACTCCCAACAATCGACCTTCACTTCAAACTTAGTTGAAGCTATCAGTGCGCTGCTTAGTGTTGATAGTGAACAAGATAACTTCTTTGAAGGTATAGTTGAAGGGTTAAACTCTACTGACTCCAGTGCACAATCAAGCACATTCGGGCAGTCAATTACTGAAGATTCGCAGCAAGCTGATTTCAGCACACAGTCTAGTGTCTTTAATCAAGCGCTTACTGAGGATTCTCAACCTGCTGATGTAATTGTTATCGCTGCGTTGTTCGCGGTGTCTGATACTGAGAATGTTGCTGCTAATGACTCCTACACTACAGTATCGAGTTTCCTAGAGAGTCAAACTGAAAATACAGGGGTTGCTGAAACCGAATCTATTTCGGCGCAGTTCGCTGCTAGCCAGACTGAAGATACAGGGGTTGCTGAAACCGAAGCTATCGGTGCGCAATTCGCTACTAACCAAACTGAAAATACAGGGGTTGCTGAAACTGAGACTGCCACAGCGCAGTTCGCTGCTAGTGATACTGAGGGTATTACTAACGCAGATGCTGCTACTGTATATTTAGGAGTATTTTATTCCCCCATAGAGTCTATTACTTCTGCCGATTCAAGTGATCAACAGAGTGCGTTCTTAGAAAGTCGGACTGAAGATACTGGGGTTGCTAACTATGATAGTGAGCAGGACGTATTCTTTGAGGGAATAATCGAAGGTATCAGTGCAATAGCTGATACACCAAGTAATACAAGTGCACTGCTTAACACAATAACAGAAACTACTACTGCTACAGATCAGAGCACACAACAAAGTAGTTTCTTAGAGAGCCAGACCGAGAGTGCTTCCGCTGCAGATGCTATAAGCATTAATGCGCAATACCCAGTAACGATTACTGAAGATTCACAGGTTACGGATGTAACTACTTCCACCGCTCAGTTTGCAGCGGCTATTGCGGAAGCGGTAAATGTTCTAGACCTCATTGCTACGGGCAGTATTGTATATGTATTTACCCCAGTTGAAGACCTAGCCCCTGCGGATAGTACCACCACCGTTACACAGTACTCACTAACACATACTGAAGCTGCCCTAGTCTCAGAAGTAATAGCGGGGGGATTATCTACCGCATACAGCATAACTGAAGGGTTCAGCACTACTTATCTAGTACCTATAGTCGTAGACCCAACTAACGCTGCCTATTCAGTATATTACTACGGTGCACCTGTATTCGCTGGTGGGGAAGATGGGGCGATTATTTATGTACCGGGTGAGCCTAGTACGATTACAGCACAGTTTGCTGCTAGTGATACTGAAGGTATTGTTAGTGCGGATAGCGAAACTATCGCAGCGCAGTTTGCGGCTACAGTTGCAGAAGACTCTGGGCTTTTAGACACAAGCGCCCAACAGAGTGCGTTCTTAGAGAGCCAAACGGAATCCACTGCTTTAGCAGACACAGAAATAGCTAATGCTAATTTCGCTCTTACAGACACAGAAAATCTTAATAGCGCAGACTCATCACTTATTGGTACTCAGTTTGTACTCACTGATATTGAAGGTATCACAAGTAATGATCTAAACACTCAGCAAAGTACATTCCTACAAACACTGGCTGAGGGGGTTACTTCTAGTAACTTTGATAGTGAGCTAGACGCATTCTTTGAGGGTATGGTTGAGGGTATCGGGGCTTCTGATATAGAGTCCACCCTTACACAGTTCTCTGTAAGTGATACTGAAGGTATCGCAAGTAATGATTTAAGCACCCAGCAAAGTACATTCCTAGAAAGCCAGACTGAACCCACGGCAGTTGCCGAAACAGAGACGATACTTGCGCAGTTTACAGTAAGTGATACGGAAGGTATTACTAGTGCTGACCTAGAAACTATTAACGCGCAGTTTGCTGCTAGTGATACGGAAGGCCTATCTGTTAGTGAAACAGAGAGTATCACTGCTAACTTCCCGCTTACTGATACTGAAGGTATAACCAGTGCTGATCTAGAAACTATTAGTGCAGCGTTTGCAGTAAGTGATACTGAAGGTATTACTAGTGCTGATCTAGAAACTATTAACGCGCAGTTTGCTGTTAGCGATACCGAGGGTATATCCGTTGATGAAGCAGAGAGTATCAGCGCTAACTTCCCGCTTACTGATACTGAAGGTATAACCAGTGCTGATCTAGAAACTATTAACGCGCAGTTTACATCCACGGTCGTGGAGTATTCGCAGCTAGCAGACGCAGAAGTTATCGGTGCAGCATTCGCAGTAAGCGATACTGAAGGTATTACTAGTGATGATCTAAGCACTCAGCAGAGTGCATTCCTAGAGAGCCAAACTGAATCTACTGCACTGACTGAAACAGAAACGATTTCCGCGCAATTCAGCGCAGCACAGACTGAAAATACTAACCCCACTGACGTTGATCTCATCTCTGCCCAGTTTGCTTCCGCTATTACTGAAGCTGCCTATTCTGATGATTCAAGCACTCAACAAAGTGCATTCCTAGAAAGCCGGACGGAATCTACTGCACTGGCTGAAACTGAAACAATCCTCGCGCAGTTTGCTGTTAGCGATACGGAAGGTATTACTAGTACTGATTCGAGTGCTCAACAGAGTGCGTTCCTAGAAAGCTTAAACGAAGATTCCGCTGTTGCAGATGTAGAAGGTATAAAAGCTCAGTTTGCTGTTAGTGACACCGAAGATGTTGGGGTTAGTGAAACGGAAAGTATCGCCGCCCAGTTTGCGGCAAGTATTGCTGAAGATTCTCAGCCTACTGATTCAAGCACTCAGCAGTCAGACTTCCTAGAAATTCAGTACGAGTCTGTTGCGATCACTAACTATGATAGTGAGCAAGATATATTCTTCATGGGGGTATCCGAAGGTATATCTCAAGCAGACTTAAGTACCCAGATTTCCCATTTCTTTAATAGCCAGACTGAAGATATTAACCTTGTAGACTTGGCAACAATTGGGGTGGGTTTCTTCCTTACTGACGTTGAAGGTATATCCGCTGCCGATGTAATTTCTATTAGTTCTCAGTTTGCAGTAAGTGATATCGAAGGAATTATATCTGGGGACTTAAGCGTAACTAACTCACAGTTTACTGCTAACCCCATTGAAGATGTAGGATACGCAGATGTAGCAGCGGCTCAAGCACGGTTTAACATCTCTATCACAGAAGGTATTTCTGTAGCGGATATTGAAGTACTCTTAGCGCAGTTCGTACAATCTATTATAGAGTCTTCAGCTTCGGCTGATATATCTTCAGTTGCGTATGTATACGCTATCAGCATAGTAGAGAATTTCACTGCTAAAGAAGTTGGTACTCAGTTCTCACTAATAGCGTTTGATATAACTGAAAGTACTTCAGTATCAAATGTAATAGCTACAATATCTGTGCTGGCTACTAGTATTAGCGAAGGACTCACCGCCGGAGATAATGGATGCGTATTTGGTTGGGTTAAAATCAATGATGATCAGACCGCAACATGGGGCGCAATTGACCCCTCACAGACTCAAACATGGACAACTGTAGACAACACTAGTGCTGCAAGTTGGAGTATTATTAACAACGATCAAACCTGCTAGGGGTAATCATGGCAAGTACTTACTCACCGTATTTACAAATTCAGCTAATTGGTACTGGGGATCAATCCAATACTTGGGGCACGACCACTAATACGAACTTCAATTTATTTGAACAAGCTGTTGCAGGGTCAGTCGCAGTATCTGTTGTTACTCCAAACCAAGCACTTACAGTTCTTAACGGTGCGGTTGATCAAGCGCGTATGGCATCACTTATCCTGACTACTACTGTCGGGTCTAATTTTAGTGTGTACGCCCCACCAAGCCCAAAGTTATACACTATATTTAACAACAGCAACTATGTTGCAACTATTTATAATGCCACTATAGCGAATGGAACTACAGCAGCAGGAACAGGTATCGCAATCCCAGCAAATAGTACCGCAGCGTTATTCTCTGATGGAACAAACTTTTATCTACAGACCAACAATATTAGTTTGTTTACGCAAGGGACACTCCCTCCATCTCAAGGTGGTACGGGTACAACTACGAGTACAGGTACAGGCGCTAATGTCTTATCTAACTCTCCAGTATTTACTGGGACCCCCACTGCGCCCACTGCGACATTTGGAACAAACACTACTCAGCTTGCTACTACTGGATTCGTAACTAGTAACTTTTCCCCAATAAACTCCCCGGCATTTACCGGAGCCCCCACTGCTCCCACTGCCCCCTCCGCTACAAATAACACCCAGATTGCTACTACGGGTTTTGTCTACAGCGTTGTATCAGCGCTCTCCGCAGGGGTTGTATCATTTAATGGTAGAGCCGGAGCAGTTATCCCACAAGCAAGCGACTACAGTTCTTTTTTCCCTTCATTAACGGGTACAGGAGCTTCAGGTACTTGGGGGATTAATATTTCTGGTAACGCAGCGACTGTATCAAACGGGGTATACAACAACGGTGGCACCTACGGAATTAGTATTAGTGGTAACGCAGCGACTGTATCGAACGGGGTATATAACAACAGCGGTACTTACTCTATTAATATCACTGGTTCCGCTGGGTCAGTTAGTTCCGTTGGTTGGGGAAATATCACGGGTATACCTAGCCTATGCTATAACAATGGCGGCACATATTCGATCAATATCGCAGGTAGCGCCGCGGGGTTATATAACAACCCTAATATCACTGTAGGTAGCATCAACTCCGGTACTATTGTTAGTAGCGGAAACATAACTCTTAATGGTGGTATTGCGCAAATAGGTAGCTCTGCGGGAACATGGTGCCAAATTACTTATGCAGGGGCATTAGTCCAAAACGGCGGGGCCGCAAGCCAAATTCTTACCGCCGCAAATCTTGCGACTTCATGTAGCGCATCATCTAATGCGTATGGTAATCGTACAGTATCAACTAGTACTCCTTCTGGGGGTTCTAACGGCGATATTTGGTATCAGGTGTAAGCATGGGCACTAATCAAAAGATTTACGTAAATAATAGTGGTACGTTTACACAGGCCAAACAAATCTTTGCTAATCAAAATGGCTCATGGGTATCGGTTAAAAGAGTCTATGTCAATCAGAGTGGCACGTGGACACAAGTATATCCGACCACAGGAACGACTGTAGCATACACTACGCCGGGTACATATTCAGTAGTTGTCCCCGCAGGGATATATTCTATAACTGTATCTGTAATTGGTGGCGGTGGCGGTGGCGGTGGCGGTCAATTTAGTTCTGGGGATAGCCATGCAGGGGCAGGTGGTGGGTCTGGGGGGTATTACTCTAACAGAACATTTGCTGTTGTTCCGGGGCAGACATATACAATTACAGTGGGTTCAGGTGGCGCTCACGGGTACAACTATGATAATGGGACACTTCGGTTCACGGCAGGGTCTTCAGGAAGCACCACAGGGGCTAGTGGGGGTAGTTCTTCAATTAGTGGCCCCGGAGCTAGCTATACTGCAACGGGTGGTGGGGGTGGTGGGGGTAATGGGGGTTCTGGTGGGGCTGGTGGAACGCCTAGCGGATCGGCTGGGCAAAGTAATGGTTCTGCCAATTATTCTGGTCCGCAACTAGCTGGTGGTAACAATGGAACAGGATATGGATCAGGTGGGATTGGGGGTATGCAATATTATATCGCCTCGGCCGGGGATGGTGGAAATGGTGCTGTAATAGTCTCATGGACATCATAAAAATGATTCTTTCCCACTTTAACACTTCAATTATACTGAAATAAGGGCCCTAAAATGGATCAGAATCTAGTCAACGCAGCGTTTACTATGGTTACTTCTCTCGGTGCTTGGATTGTCAAAGCAATCTGGGAAGCGATCAAAGAGCTAAAGCAAGAGAATAAAGAAATGAAGGAACAGCTTAACGAGCGTTACGTTCGTAAAGATGATTTCAAGGAAGTAATAGGCGAAATCAAAGACTTGAATCGCAAAGCGTTGGCTCGCATCTTTGATCGAATCGACCACAAAGCTGACAAGGCAGAGAAGAAATGAATTGCGAAACCGAGTTAGATTGGATGCTAATTGCGCTAGACATTCTTGGAGTAGGCGTTTTAATTTTGCTGATAGTAATATGGGAACGCCGAGATGAAGTCAAAGCGCTGAAGGAACAGTTAATCAACGATTGGAGAAAGAAAGATGAGTGATTGGTTAGATACATTAGAGAAGCTAGCGCCTACTGTTGCATCAGCCCTTGGTAGCCCTGTAGCAGGTATGGCTGTTGGTGCATTAGAGTCGGCCCTTGGTATGTCCGCGGATGACGTGAAGAAGACCGTTGAGGCAGGTAAGCTAACAGGCGAACAAGTCGCTGCATTACAGCAAGCTGAAATCGCAATTAAAGCAAAAGCACAGGAAATGAACCTAGACTTTTCTAAGTTGGCATACGCAGACGCTGCTAGCGCTCGTGACATGCAGAAGACTGTGAAAAGCTGGGTTCCTCCTTTTCTCGCAATCGCTATCACTCTGGGTTTCTTCGGAATACTGGTAGGACTGATGCTTGACTTAACTAGACAAAACCCTGAGATTGACATCATGCTAGGTTCGTTAGGCACTGCATGGACAGGTGTGATTGCGTTCTACTTCGGTTCCTCTGCTGGATCACAAGCTAAAGACGCTGCTATTCACGCTAAGCTTAATGAGGCCAAAGAATGACGCAGTTATCCCCGCACTTCTCTTTAGAAGAACTTAGCCACTCTGATGTAGCAGTGCGTCAGGGTTGGGATAACACCCCCGATGAAGCAACGGTTGTTAACTTGACCCGCCTAGCTGAGTTCCTAGAGCGGGTTAAAACCTTGCTAGATGGCAAGCCAATCATGATTAATAGCGCGTATCGCTCTAAACAAGTGAACGATGCAGTGGGTTCTAAAGATACGAGCCAACACCGCTTAGGATGTGCAGCGGATATTCGTGTGCCGGGTATGACCCCAGATCAAGTTACACAGGCTATAATCGGTTCTGGTTTGCCATTCGACCAAGTGATCCGTGAGTTTAATTCGTGGACTCATGTTAGTGTGCCGAACCGAGAAGGTGAACAGCCGCGTGGACAAGCGCTCATTATAGATAAAGCAGGTACGCGAGTTTATTCCGCGTAACGGAGGGCTACCCCGTGCCATTACAGAAGCTCCAGTTTCGCCCGGGACTTAACCGAGAAGGTACTGACTATTCTAACGAAGGGGGTTGGTATGACGGCAACAATGTTCGTTTCCGTTCAGGATTCCCTGAAAAGATCGGTGGGTGGACGCAAATCTCTAATAAGCAGTTCTTAGGGGTAGCTCGTTCTCTTTGGGTTTGGGCTGATAATGACGGTGGGGTAGGCTCGATCTATTATGGTGTAGGCACGAGTGTTAAGTACTACATCTTCTCTGGGGGTAGTTACTACGATATCACTCCTATACAAAAGACGACTACGCTAACATCTATACCGTTCACCGCAACTGCGGGTTCGTGCGTAATTACTGTGCATGACACAGGATATAGCCCCAACGTAGGTGACTACGTTACTTTTTCCAACGCCGTAAGTTTGGGCGGTAATATTACCGCCGCGGTGCTTAATCAAAGCTACCAAATTACTTCTGCTAACTCAGCCGCGTCTACCTATACGTTTAATGCTACAGCTACGGCTAACGCAAGTGATACAGGCCATGGTGGTACACCCACAGCAGCATATTGCTATCCTAGTGGGGTTGATGTATACGCGATTAATAACGGATGGGGTGCGGGTCCTTGGAGTAGAAACGGATGGGGAACCCCTGCAGATATCGGTATCGGGCAGCAATTGCGTTTATGGTCGAATGATAACTATGGTGCGGACCTTCTTATTGCCCCACGGGGGGGACCCATTTTTTATTGGGCAGATAGCTCTGGAGTTACATCGCCCGCAGTGGGGTTAAATACATTAGCAAACGCAAACACCGTACTGACTGATACATGCACATTTGGTAGTGGAGCTACAAGCATTACAGTTACAGCAACTAATGCCCCATATATTTTCCCTTATATGTATATCTCCGGTACAAACATACCTACAGGCGCATACGTATCTCCGTCATACACATTAGGATCTACCACAGTACCTATTATTGGCACGACTACTGGGGTAAGTTCAGGCACCTATAATTTCTCCTACGCGGGTAGTTTTGTTCCAACGCAAACATACCAAATTCTTACTTCTGCGATTCAGCGGTTCGTTATCGCATTTGGTGCTAACCCATACCTACCTAGCAATAGCAACACCGAATTTGACCCGATGCTTGTACGATGGTCAGACCAAGGTAATGCCTACCAATGGGTACCTCAAGCGGTTAATCAGTCAGGTGAATACACACTTACTAATGGGTCTTACATCATGGGGGCCCGGTCAACCCGCCAAGAAATTCTAATTTGGACCGATTCTGCACTGTATTCGATGCAGTACATCGGCACGCCCTATGTATGGGGCTTTCAGATTCTGATGGACAATATCTCGATCATGTCTCCTAACTCCATGATCACGGTTAACAACGTAACCTATTGGATGGGGCGAGACCGATTCTATACTTACTCGGGTCGGGTAGAAGTGCTCCCCTGCGCTCTACGGCAATATATCTTTGACGATATTAACCAAGACCAATCGTATCAAGTATTTGCAGGTGCTAATGAAGCGTTTAACGAAGTATGGTGGTTCTACGTCAGTCAGTCTAGTAATGGTACAAAAGTCACAAACTACGTGATCTATAACTACTTAGACCGTGTTTGGTATTATGGGTTAATGGGTCGCACTGCGTGGTTCCAAACAGGCCAGCAGCAATACCCCATCGCTGCGGATTATAATAATCGCTTGCTATACCACGAGTTTGGTTGTGATGATAACTCAACGCTTATTACTGCACCGATTGATGCTTACGTGCAATCCTCTGATTTTGATATTGGGGATGGGCACAACTTTGGTTTCGTATGGCGTATTTTACCGGATGTGAACTTTAACGGGTCTACATCTAGCAATCCTTCGGTTACTATGACCCTTGTGCCTAGACAAAATTCTGGGGCCCCCTATGCACCTGCGCACACAGCGCAAATTGTCAGCGCACAGAATTATATGAATCAGCCCGAATATACGATTCAGCAATTTACAGGGCAGGTATATACTCGTCTCCGTGGGCGACAAATGGCGTTCCGAATAGAGTCTACTGGAACCGGAGTAGCATGGCAGTTAGGTAGCCCTAGAATTGATATTCGCCCAGATGGTCGTAGATGAGTACATTAAACACAGTCACAGTAAACCGAAGTACCCCCATTAGGGCATCGTCTGCACCTAACCTACCCGTTGCACCAACTGTGTATCAACAGACTTATTTTGATCAGTTTGCGAATTCGCTGCGGCTATACTTCGCTCAGGTTGATAACTTTACCCAAGCGATATTAACTAACATTGGCGGTAGTAGTATTTCGTTTCCCTACGCACAAATCGAGGGGAATACTACGAATCAATACGCAACTGCGGCGAATACGCCGACACTCGTAACATGGAATAAAAATGACGCTGTTAAAGCGTTTACACTAGCTAATAACATTGTAGTTGTGCAACAGTCTGGGTACTATAATTTTTCATACACTCTGCAGTTAGCTAATACAGATACTACAGCACACACTGCTATAGTTTGGGCACGGCTTAATAACATAGATATTGCAGGGTCTACAACTCAGTACACAGTGCCCGCTTCAGGTAAGCTATCAATAAATGCAGTTCAACTTGTTTACCTTACCGCAGGGAGTGGGGTAGGTATTTGGTGGGGTACGGATAAAGCAGCAACATCTGGTGGGGCTACTGGAGTGTTATTACAAAGCCAAGCGGCACAAACTTCGCCTATGGCGTACCCTCAAACCCCTGCAGCTTTGGGGGTAATAACGTTTGTTTCAGCGTCTTGATATGATAATATCTAACAAATTTTAGGAGCTTGCTATGTCTGGTGGCGGTGGAACAGGTACATTATTAGGATTAGGTGCTTCGGTACTCGCGCCTGAACTTGCACCTGAAATATTTGCGGGTGAGGGCGGCACTGCACTGCTAGCTAAGGCTGCATTGGGTGGAGGTATATCTGCACTAACTGGGGGGAATCCTTTGGTAGGTGCGGGCGGTGCATTAGCTATGAACGCGCTAGGTGGGTCTAGCGGTATTCAGCAATTACTGCGGAACAATACCCCTTCAATGTTTACTGCAAATGGGGCTCCAACTGCCGCTGCGGAAGTTGCTCAACAACTACCCTCAGAAACCCCCGCTTTTACAGATATTTTCGGTAACGCTAACATAGGAACTCCTTATGCGGGTCAAGGTGCATTAAGCTCCCGACTACAAGGTGCGATAGGATCGAATCCCAATAACCCTTATATGAACACAATGTTCCAAGGGGCTCCTGTAGATGCGTCAAATCTACCCCCTCCTGTGCCAGTTCAAGGGGACGCATATGGGCAGCAGTACACACAACAATCCCCCTTTCCTACTAACCAAAATTCTAATGGGTTCCTTGATAATGCAGGAAACTGGGTTAGCAATAAAGCTGGGAATGCGTTAGATTGGATGAGCAATAACCCACTTAAAACTGCGGGTTTGGGTCTTGGTGCGTACACACTTTATAATGTTATGGGTAATCATGGTAATCATTACTTACCCGGGTATCAACCCGCTACTGCAGCGTCCTATGGATTAGGCCGGACTTTATCTCCTAACTTCATGCCTGTGCGTCCTATGGCTGAAGGGGGTATTACTTCTCTTTCCCCTAACCCTAATGTAGTGAGTTCCGGCCCAGCAAATCTTGATTTTATGGGTTCGGATATGTACCCGCAGAGTCAGATAAGTCGGTCTTTCTACGCTACACCTACGCAAGCTCCGACAGGTGCACAATCAGCTATGGCTGGGTATGAACCCGCCACAAACCCATTAACCGGAGAGCCTATAGCAAATATGGCTGAAGGTGGGGTTGCTAAAGGTAGTAATACTGATAAATACCCAACAGATGCGGAAACGGCAGCGGCATTTAACGCAGCGTATCCAACGCCTAATTACTCAACAAATACCCCATCAAATCCTTATGTGCAATCTATGCATGACCTAATGGTTAGGTTGAATCTACTACAAGACCAGACCCCCGGAACAATACCCCCAGAAGCTCAAGCAGCGGCGACAGGACGTACTCGGTTTGCTGCGGGAGGTATGTTAGGTGGGTACTCTGATGGTGGGCACTTACTTAAAGGTCCGGGTGATGGCATGTCCGACAACATCCCAGCAAGTATTGGGGATAGACAACCTGCTCGACTAGCAGATGGTGAGTTTGTTGTACCTGCAGATGTCGTATCGCATTTAGGAAATGGCTCTACTGATGCGGGTGCAAAGCAGTTGTACGCAATGCTAGACAAAGTACGTAAGGCACGGACGGGTAACCAGAAGCAAGGTAAACAAATTAACGCTGAGAAGTTTATTCCCACATGAAGCTACAAGTTCAATATGTAGAGCCTGAATTTACTGCACAAGCATGGCCTTTAGCTGAAAAGTTTATTGATTCTGCGTTACCATATGGCAACGGGGATTACACTCTAGAACAAGTTAAGCTGTTAGTGTGCATGGGGCAGTGGCTACTTCTAGTAGCAGTTGACGATAGCGGTAAGATACATGGGGTAGCAACAGTATCATTTATTAGTTACCCAAACTCTAGAGTAGCGTTTATTACTTGTATTGGTGGTAGATTAATCTCTAGCCAAGATACGTATACACAAATGAGTATGCTACTTAAAGGCCGGGGTGCTACAAAAATTCAAGGGATGGCACGTCCCTCTATCGCCCGACTATGGAAGCGGTATGGTTTTAATGACGTTGCTACATTAGTAGAAAGTACAATTTAGGAGCACCTATTATGGGCGGTGGTGGAAGCGGCGGCGGCGGGAATACATCTCAATCGGATCAGTTTACAAACCTATCTCCGTGGGCACAGCCATATGTTACGTCCATGCTTGGTGCCGCGCAGTCCCAAGTATTTAACACCGATCCATCTGGGCAAATAACAGGTATCCATCCATACAGTTCTTTTGGCGCATATAACCCACAAACAGGTGGGCAGTATGGTATGACTCCTAGCGATGCAATGGCAGCGCAATCATCTGTAGCCGGGTTCAGCCCATTACAGCAACAATCGTTTAATTCTGCAGCAAATTTACGAACCCCCGGGCAGTTTAACACCGCCACTAATGCAGCTACTTTAGGTACTTTAGGTTCATTAAATACCGCAGGTCAGGCCGCAGGGTATGGCTCTATGGGGTCAGGTTATGGTGCGCAAGGTGCGGATATTGGGCAAGGATATGGTGCTCAACTCGCAGGTACAGGACAAACAGGATTAGATATCGGGGCCCAAGGTGCACAGTTAGGTGCACAAGCAGGGCAAGCTGCATTAGGTGCAGGTGCTTTAGGCACTGATTACGGTGCACAGGGCGCAGATATTGGGCAAGGATACGGTGCTCAACTCGCAGGTACAGGGCAAGTTGGCATGGGGTTAGGTGCGCAGGGCGCTCGTATAGGAAGTCAAGCAGGGCAAGCTGCGTTAGGCGCAGGTGCTTTAGGTACTGGATATGGCGCACAAGCTGCTGGGTATGGTCTTGGAGCAGGGTCGAACGTTGCTAATGCAGCCCAAAATTACGCGGGGAACATAAACCAAGCGGGCCAAGCTTTTGGTAATCAAGCAACAAATTCTAACGCTGTCCAAGCGTATATGAATCCGTATATTCAAGCATCTTTGCAGCCACAGCTAAACTTGTTAGCGCAACAGACAGGTATTAATAGCGCGGCGCAAGAAGCTGCTGCGACACAAGCAGGTGCATTCGGCGGTACACGTTCTGCGCTACAGAACGCCCTAACTCAACAAGCAGGAAACTTAGCTGCGCAAAACCTTATTGGGCAGGGGTATAACACCGCGTATAACAACGCAATGCAGAACATGCAGAATGCGGCTCAGATGGGTCTCACAGGTGCAACCTCAGCGGGTAACCTCGGCGTTCAAGGTATGGGCACGGGGGCTAATCTCGGTATTGCTGGCCTCAATGCGGGTATGCAGGGCGCAGGTATGGGGCTACAAGGTGCGCAAGCCTACGGTAACTTAGGTCAAGCAGGGGTAGCTAGCGGACTTCAAGGACTCGGCGCGGCTCAAAACGCGCTCCAAAGTGGTGCAGGTTTAGCATTGCAAGGTACTGGGCAGGGTCTACAAGGTGCAGGTCTTGGATTGCAAGGTGCACAAGCTTATGGAACTTTGGGGCAACAGGGTTTAGCTACAGGGCTTCAAGGGCTTGGCGCAGCACAAAACGCGCTTCAAAGTGGTGCAGGGTTGGCTCTACAAGGTACAGGTCAAGGTATGCAGGGCGCGGGTCTTGGTCTTCAAGGTGTGGGTGCACAACAAGCCGGATATGGTCAAAGCATTAGTGGCGCAGGACAGCTTGCAAATATTGGCACCGGACAGCTTGCGGCAAACCAAGGTATTATTAATACGCAGAATGCGTTGGGTGCTCAACAGCAAACAAACCAACAGAATATTATTAACCAAGCAATGCAGAACTATCAGACTGCGTTGCAGTATCCTATGACCCAGTTGACGAACTTGAAAAACTTGGCTATGGGTATACCTATGACCGATACGACTACAACACAATCGCAAGCTACGCCTAGCACTGCATCACAGTTAGCAGGGTTGGGAGTTCAGGGGATTGCAGGACTCGGTGCATATAATGCTTTGAATAAGGGCCAATAATGAGTATTCAGAATGCTTTAGGCAACACTGCCGCTGCTCTTGCTGCTAGAGCTATCACGCCAGAACAAATTAAGGCGATGCAAGCTCATATCCTTACTAGCATGAACAACAATACGCTCGAAGCGTATAAGGCTGTGCCGATTCTGCAAGACCTTAACTCACGTTTACAGCAAGTTCAGAATGCCCCCGCAATGGCCCAAGCTGCACTTAATCAGCCACCTATTAGTGCGCAGGTAATGCAACAAGCTAGAGCCGATTTACGCGGACCGTCCGCACCAATGCAGATGCCACCTCCGCAGATGCCCCCACAACAACCACAGCCTCAAGCTGCACCTCAACAGCCTCAAGGTATTGATTCGGCTCAAAGTAATCTACCTCAGAGTTACGCTAATGGCGGGATTATCGCGTTTGATGATGGGGGTGCGGTTAATAATGATTGGATGTACGCACGGGGTCCTTATGGGTATACCGCAGAGCAAATGGCGGCGCAAGAGCAAGCTAAGAAAGCTGCTCAAAATGCTCAGGTGATGCAAGCGAATAAAACTGCCGGAACTAGCTATGCGTTACCTTACTCCACCGACCCTAAAACGGGGTTGTTAACTTCTAGTTTATCCCCCACACCTGCCCCCACTCCTGCCCCTGCCCCTGCTGCCCCTGCCCCTGCCCCTGCTGCCCCTGCCCCTGCTGCCCCTGCTGTAGGTAAAGGGATTGATGCTGCTCCCGGCGCAGCTAAGGCGCCAAAGAAAGTTGCTGATGCGGTAAAGAGCGTAGAGAAGAACGCTGCTCCCGCTGCTCCCGCCGACCCCACTGCAACCCCCGGTATTGACTCTGCTCCCGCAGTTGCTTCTGCTGCTACCGCTGCTCCAGCATGGGGTGACATGTATAAGCAAAGCGAATGGGATGCTAAAAAGGAATCGTTAGAGAATCTGATTAAAGGCCAGTCTGACGAATCAAAACAAAATGCTGAGCTAAATATGTGGCTTGCGTTGATGAAGGGCGGGGCTAAGATGATGGGGGGTACATCCCCCAATTTTGCTGCTAATATGGGTGCAGGGGCTGAAGAAACTGCTTCTGGTATCGCTGCCGCACTACAACATCAACAAGCTGAGAAAGCCGCACAGGTACAGCAATTAGTGAACCTCGGACTCAAGGCGCCGGAGATTGATATAGGACTTACCAAAGCAGACACTGAAAGACGCTTAGGACAAGCATCCGCAGCGCATCTGGGTGCAGAGACTAAGCGTATTACTGAACTCACTGAGCCGGAACGCCAACAAATCCTCGCTCAAACTGCTAACCTCAGGTCTGAAATTAAAGCTCGTAATGATCTTACACCTTACCAAATCAAGCACTTGATGTCTCAAGTTGACCTTATTGAGAAAGGCCAGATTCCGTATTATCAGGGATACTCTGAATATCGTAAAGCTGCAGGGGAAGCTTTAGGGAGCAAGGGTGCCCCTACTTATGGCTCAGTAAGTTTTAGCGATGTCCAGAAATTTAGAAAAGACCTAGATGAGTCTATGCAAGGTGGCCCAAAAGCGATTCTTAATTCTGCTATCGGGCAGAAGATTCCCCCTGCAGACGATCCTAAATATGGATTTATACGTAAGGGTCTTGAAGCTAAACCGGGTACCACCTCATATAATAACGCGATGAGCGCGATTCATGATATGAAAGAAAAATACATACAGGACACCTTAACAGGATATGCTGGAGCCCCGTATAGTATGAAAAATAACCGCGTAGGTAGCGGTGCAGGTATAGACGCACTCCCAGACTAATAAAGGCTATATATGGCATCATTAACACCAGAACAACTTAACGAATTGTTCGGTGGCCCCGAGGCTAAAACTGCGCCTAACTCAAAGGACATGTTTGACGCAAGGGACTTATCCACATGGAACTTACTAAAAGGTGGTGCCCACCGTAGTATTGAAGGTCTGAAAGGCACCGCGTTGGAATTACTTCCCGCATTAGGTGCGTCCCTAATAGGCAAAGATAAAACTGCTAAGGAATTTTTAGACAGTTACGCAGAACGTACTAAAGCTGCAGAAGAAGCTAACCCTACCGCATATAAGTCCTATAAAGATGTTATGGGGCCGAATGGTAGCGTAATCGATTATGCTGCTGAGCTACTTGGTGAGACAGGCCCAGACATTGCCTCGTTCATGATGGGAACAGGTATCGGTAGTATGGCGGGCAAAAAGATCGCTAGTACCGCCGCGAAGAAAGCTATCGAAGGGCACATTGAAGAACAAGTAGCAAAATCCGCAGTGGCTAAGGGGCTAACTGAAGCAGAAACAACTGCGCTAAAAGACCGCATGACCCAGCGTGCCACAGATGGGTGGTTGATGCAGCATGCTGCAAATCACGGTGCAGAGATTGGTTCTAAGGCGGGACTGTTTGGCACTGCGATGGGTATGAGCGTGCCTGATACATTGAATTCGGTTTACCAAGATACAGGTAACATCAGCCCTGTTGCTGCACTGACAGTAGGTTCGATCAACGGTATCTTGAACACATACCTACCTGCAGAAATCGGTGAGTCACTTGGGGTAGCAGGTAAGAACTTATTATCGCTTAAGTTACTTGAGAAGTCTGAAGTCGTACCTACAACGTGGAAGCGTGAAGTCGGTAAGCAGATCCTGAAAGATACTGCGATGATGGGGGTAACCTCCGGTGCGCAAGCTGCACTGAATAAGGTTGCGGATAAGATTGCGGGTAGTGATGATCCAGTATTCTCACAACATAATATTGATGGGATACTCGAAGCCACAATTAAAGGGGCTACTACGGGTGCGTTGATTGGTGCGCCGCTTGGTATGGCCTCAGCGGGCAGTAAAGTTAGAGAACGTCAGGCAGCGGTAGATGCACAGAAAGCCGCGGAAACAAAACAAATTCCACCTTCACCACCCGCAGTACCACCTGAAGCCGCCCCTGTAGAACCTGTCACACCGCCCCCTCCACCACCTCCTGTAGCGGAGTCACAAGTTAAATTACCAGAAGCTACTGCTCCTGAACCTGTATCAGTGCAAGCATCGACCCCTGCGCCTAGTACTATCTTGTCTAGAGAGGAATTAAAAGGTATTGGGTTAACACCTAACTTCGCTATGCACTCCCGTATACGGGATTTAGACATGGCTAATGCAGATCATGTTTCAAAAGTAGACGCAGAACTTGCGAATACAAAAGCTACAAAACGTTGGCCTGAAGAACTTAAGACTAATCTACAAGACTTAATTGCCCAAAAGAAAGCTGCGGTGCAAGGAGCCGAAGATGGACACGTACGAGATGTACTTGACAATGCACCAACTGGAGAAAGCGTTCCAGTTTCTAGCAAGCCCGAGCAACACGGAAGTGCCGAAAGAATTGGAACACCTGAAGCAGGAAGAATGGAGCCATCTGCAGAACCTACTGCTGAGCTTGGAAGAAGAAAAGCAGATGAGTCTCCTGCATTAGAACAACCAAAAGTAGAACCTCCTACGCAGCCTACTCTGGAACCCGCCCCATTAAAACAACCTACTATAGAATCTTCTACGCAGCCTGAAAAAGCGCCCACTCCTGAAGTTGCTAAAGAGCCTATGGTTGAGCCTACTCCCGCTGAGAAAGCCCCCACTGAAGAAGCCCCTGCTAAGTCTACACGTATGATGACCGAAGAAGAAAAGGTTGATGCGTCTTTAGATAGTTGGGAGAAAGCCCAGTACGCAAAACGCGCTGCGCAGTTAAAAGCTGAAGAAGCCCAAGCTGCGATGAATGAGGGTAAGCCTGTAGAAGAAGCACCTGCTGCACCTAAGACCACTGCTGAAGAAGCAGAACAAGCATGGAACATGAACAAGCCGGAAGGTGCACCAAGCTATAAACGCTTATCTCCCGATCTACAAGATGCGTGGCATGAAGCACATGTTGAAGGCAATGCTAGTAAAGACATGGCAGAACAGATTGTTGATGCGCATAAAGCTGAAGGACGTAAAGGGGTATTGAAGAGCGGTGCGGAACCCGGATCAGGTACAGTCGATAAAGACCAAGCAGCTATGCTGGTTAATAACTTAAGTAAACAGTTCCCTAACTTAAATATTAAAACCGTACATTCTATCGATGAACTTCCCTCACATATGCAGCGATGGCTCAAAGAGTCAGATGCGGAAGACGCACGGGGCTTCTTAACCAATGACGGTAAGACCGCATATATTATTACTGGTAACCACAACTCTTTACAGGGTGTGCGTAATACAGTGTTCCATGAGGCTCTAGGACATTATGGGCTACGTAAGTTATTCCGCAATGATCTCGATTCAAAACTAGAAGAGATATACAACAGCAACCGTAATATCAAAGCCCTTGCGGATAAATGGTTGGCAGATAACCCGAATACCTATAAAGGTTCAGACCGTATTGCACGTGGAGCGGAAGAAGCCCTTGCGGAAGCATCTGAAAATAATACGCCTAAGATGAGTGCGTATGAACAACTTAAGAACATTGTGCGTAAGTACTTACGCAAGATGGGGCTTGTAAACAAGTACTCTGATAATGATGTCAAAGGTATCCTTCGGGATATGCACGAGAAAGCAAGAAGCGAAGGTGGGGACGTAGCTGAAACATCTTCCATGGTAACTAAATCTGGTAAAGGTAAAGAGCCGCTAAACAAAGATGTAGATGAGTTCCGGCTTACCGCACCGTCAAATATCGCTAAGCTACCCCCGTCAGTACGAGGCATCGCTAGTGCAGTACAAAGCGCATTCTTTAATTTGAAGAGTACTAGACTTGGGTTAATGCTCACTGAAGATGTAGCTGAGCTTGCACGTAAGTACATGCCCTCTGTTGCTGACTATGTTCGGTTGAATCAAGATAAGCACGCGACCATCCGTGCCTTTGAAGAGAACATTCGTAAGATCGTGCCACAGTTCGAGCAGCTATCTAAAGGTCTGCAAGAATCGGTTAACAAGTTTATCGGTGAGTCTACATTCCAAGGTAAGTGGGGCTATGATCCGGGTGGAATCGAAGGGGTTAAAGTTGATCCAGAATTTAAGGCCCGGTTCGACAACATGCCACCTAAAGCGCAAGCGGTTATTCGGGCTGTGTTTGATCATGGGGTTAAGTCCCTAGAAGAAAAAAAGTCCGCGGTTAAAGAGCATATTGATTACCTCTACGCAGATGAACTAAAAAACGCTAGTGAGCATGACCGCGAGAATATTATTAAGCGCAAGAAGGCTGAGCTAGAAAAGTTTAGTAGCTTGCTGAATATTAAGAGCAATGACCCCTATGCACCATTAAAACGTTTTGGTGAGTTTATTGTTGTAGGTAAATCAAAAGAGTACTACGAAGCTGAGAAAAATCACGATTGGAGTGAAGTGAGCCGTTTGCGTAAAGATGGTAACCACTATGTTATTGAATTTGCTCAGACTATGGGTGAGGCTCAGGGGATCAAAGACGATCTTGCTAAGCTAGGCAAGTTCATGATCGAGGATCCTTTTAAACGTTCTGAAGCGCGGGATAAGTTGTATGGCGGTACAGAACTGCATACCGCCTTTGCTAAGTTTAGACGATTCCTTAGTGAGAACCGTGCGGAAGAATCCATAGACGAGAACAGGAAGAACATGCTCAACCAGATGGATAGTCTGGTGCAGGACTTGTATCTCACTTCACTTGCGGAATCTAGTGCTCGTAAATCTGAATTCACCCGTCAGAAGATTGCGGGTTACAACCAAGATATGATGCGTGCGTTCTTCACGCAAGGTATGGCTGACGCACGGTTTATCGCTAACCTCAAGCACAACTCCGGTATTTTTGAGTCTATTAGCCGTATGCAGGAAGAAGCTAAAGATGGGCATGTAAATGGAGACGGGGTTCGCACACCGGGTAATCGTGCTGAGTCTTACCCATACTTGAATGAGTTATTAGCACGTGAAGCGCAGACTATGCAGATTCGTACTCCGAGTTTCTTAGATAGTGCTAACCGTATGGTAGGTGATTGGTTCCTAACCTTCAGCCCATCGTTCTACTTGCAGCAAGCAACGCAGACCTATGCGTTCTCCCTACCTTGGATGGGGGCTAGATTCGGCTACTTTAAATCCAACGGCGAACTCATGCGTTCATATGGGGAGATTGCTTCTTTGCTGAAGAAGTCTAAGATTGGGGACACTATCGATCTAGATAACTTACCTAAGAGCATTACTAAAGGTGAGCGTGCCATGCTTGACCATATGGTTAAGACAGGGCTTCTAGATATCGGGATCGAATCGACTCTGCATAACTTCAGAACCGATAAAGGGGTATCAGCTACCTACACCAAAACAACTGATACGTTGCGCGGTGCTATCAACAAGATCGAAGTACTAAACCGTGCGACTACTGCACTGGCTACATATCGCTTATCCCTAGAACGCAACAAGGGTAACGAGGCACTTGCAACTAAAGATGCCTACGATGGTGTACGTACTACGCATGGTTCCTATGACGGCTTCAATACACCCCGGCTATTTAATAGCGGCCCAGTGGCACGGAGTGTTACACAATTCCGTAGGTTCCAGATCATTCAGTTAACCATGTTGGCAAAGCAACTACATAATGCGTTTAAGGGCGAGACCCCTGAGATGCGTGCGATAGGTCGTAAAGAAGCTATGTTCTTGATAGGGCACTGTATGGCACTCGGTGGTGCTAAAGGGTTACCGTTCTGGGCGCTTGCTTCTACTGCCTATAGCATAATCAATAGTGTGTTTGGTGATGACGATACTAAGCTTATGGACCTCGAAGCATTCATGCGTGACAAGCTTAAAGATACTGGTCTTGAGTTAATGCTAACCAAAGGTATGCCCGCAGCGCTAGGCTATGATGCGTCATCTAAGCTAGGTATGGGTAACGTAACATCTATCTCCCCCTTTGCTGAAACAGACCTAACATCTAAGTCTGGATATGAGAAAGCTGCAATCGCTCTTGCGGGTCCATTCGCGGGCGGTATGCTACCTAATATGGCTGATGGTGTTGGGATGTTAGCTCAAGGAGATTACTACAAAGGTCTTGAGAAGTTCATGCCTTCCGGTGCAGCTAACGCAATGAAAGCTTATCGATTTAGCACGGATGGTATCACGAACAAGAATGGTGATATGGTGATGTCTCCTGAAGATATATCTTTCACTGAGACCATGATGCAAGCAGTGGGGTTACCCCCGACTAAGTTCAGTGAACGTACCTATCGTGCGGGTGAGATGTATAAGGCTGAGCAGTACTTTACCAATACGGAAAAAAACATCATTCACAACTTTGTGCGGGCTGCAAAAGAAAACGATATGGATAGTATGTCTAATGCACGCCAAGAGTTTCTGCAGTTGCAGAACGTACGCGCAGCAAATGGACTTCCAAGGCAAAACATGAGTGTACTGCACAAGGGTGTTGAAGCTCAGAAGAAACGTGAGCATAGCGTGGTCGGTGGGGTTGAAACTAATAAACAAAACGCTAGGTTTGCACGGGGGCTAACAGAAAGATCGGAATAAAAAAAATGCCCCCCAAGGGAGAGTGGGGGGCGAAGAGGAGGAGACACCATGCAACAAAAGGAGAATGGATTGTCGCGCCGCCATTATACTACAAAGTTCTCCAGAAGCGCATACCTAATTTACCATTCTCGATTCGGTCATACCCTTTCAATGTTATGTTAAGGGTTTTAGCTACAATTCCTACTTGAGTTTCTAGCACAGGTAAGTTTACTGCGGGGATAAAAACTGACATGCCAACTTCCATAGCATGCCAGTCTATATTTATAACAACCCCATCAGGACATACCTGATCGGTTCTAAGCCGCCGAAGCTGAAAGTACCGGGATCGATTTTTCGATGTCATCGTTAAACGCTGCTGCATCAATTACTAATACACTAGTCGCTGCTAATGTCACCCGCGTACCTTTACCCATACGCTTCTTCTCAATCCTACCCCTAGCACGTCCACTCTTTAGGGCATCGATAAGACCTTCATAGTTGATCTGTCGTTTAACGCACCAAGCTTTAAGTGGGGCGAGATAAAAGAAATACCTAGCTATATCGTATTCGAGCCTAGCAATTAATTGGAACTGCGGGGATTGATCCGGCACAACGATATGGTCAAGCATATCCTTCTCTGACCGTGCGTCTTCGGTGCTTCTAATACGTAGTATGTTTCTCCAGTTCTCAGTGATGTAGTCAGTGATAACACCCTCAGCATCCATGTCTAAACCTTCATAGTTAGCCTTAATTCTTTTCATTGCAGCGGCTATCCACTTCACTACGTTCTGAATATCAAAATTAATCAGCCCGGCTTTCTTAGCAATAATTAACCCCATGATTGCATCAGTTACGATTACAGAATGAAATCGGTCCGCAGGTCCAAAACCACATAGTTCATCAAGCCTTTTCTGGGTGCTTTTGTAAAGCTCCTTGATGTTCTCTACATCATTCATAATGTACTGTAGGTATGGAGTCGCAGCTAAACCGTAGTTGTTTAATATCTTATTGCTTAGTGAGTCAGTCACTTGTTTATCTAGCCCGGCTACAGCGGTTGCGCGAAACTCTAATACCCGCATCGCCTCACCTTTAGGTAGGGCTTTATAGGCACTCATCTTCTCGATCATCGAAGAGTTACCATTAGTGAGTGCTAGTGTGTTCCACGGATTACCTCTATGCCGTTCTAAGTTAGATGAACCCGACATACGGTTACGCTGCTGTCCTGATGTAAAGGTATAGGCAAGCTCACTGCAAGTCTTAGCATCTGCGTTAGTTAGCTCATCAATACACAACGCTACGTTGTTGAGGATTTCAGCACGGTTGAACTTAGAGTTCTTCGTGTCGTCATCTTTAGTAATAAGCTTAGACGGATCGCCCCACATGCTCATCCCGGCTTGGTATGCAGTGGTTTTACCAATACCGGAATCTGGGCTATATACATGCAGAATCGCACCAAAGATAGGGGTGAACTTAGTAAAGATAGATCCAAAGCACGCACCAATCATAAACTGGTGTAGCTGCATATCGGGCCGATTATAAAACTCCATCACACTCTTCCAAGTATCTAGGTCACCCTTAGGATCGAAAGCGGGGATCAGTTGTGCTGTCGCTGCTGATGGGGGGTTGTAATCTATACGGTCTTTACTTATCTCTCGATCCCCTAATACGAAAGCCTCAAACTTATCGTCCACCCATCCAAATTGTCGCCGTGCTGTGTCGGCTCTTCCTGTCTGTTGCATAGTAGTCACCCATGTCATCATGTAATACATCAAGTCATCAAACTTAGCCAATGCCACACCACGCTTAGATAATTCTTTACGTAGTTCATCTTTAGAGGAAACTGAAGTTAGCGGTATAGTAAACTCCCGCACACCATCTTTCGGTAAATGCAGTCGTACCACTATTGCCTCCCCCACCTCGGCATCGAGCAAGCGCCGTGTCACATACATATCGTATGGATATATCATTGTTTCTTTTACATCTTCCGGATCATCATCTTTAGATACCTGAAATGACCGCTTAAAAATACCGCGTACCTTACCCCGAAAATACGGATCAGGATACTTAGGAATAACATATATCTGCGTGTTATTTTTATCGATCTCGGGCGTGTCCTGAATAATGTTATCTTCATCTGTTGCCTCTAGTACTTCACGCCCTAGAACGATAGGGGATTTAACTAAACCCTTGTTAGGGCAACCATCGCACCCGCCCGGGTTGTACTCGCTAAACCTATCGCACAAATATGGGCCGCCCTTAATACCGTGCACTTTACGGTCAGTAGCTTCCACAGAATAGTTTGGGTGTTTACTTGATATACGCTCTATCGCAGTTTCAGCATCCACGCAAAACTTAGCGATAGATAATCCCGCCCGCCACATTGGTTCAGATAAGTTATGTTGGTTCTCTAAGATATGTCTAATTTGCTGACACCCCTGCCCCTTTAATGTCTTAAGAAGAATAGTTTTAAATCTATTGCTGTAATTACCTAAGATATTTTTAGTAACTTCATCCGGTTCGCCACGAGGGATATACGACTTACGAAGAACGATAGGCTCCCCGAGAATCTCTTTTAAATCCTCATAGGTATGTGCAGGTGCAAGGTCATCCTTAAATACTTTAACAGGACGTGCGGTGTCGAGCTTATAGTTCAGTGTACCCGGCACACGTAAAATACGTACTGCGTCTGCAGTAACCACAGGGTCAGCATCTAAGTCATGCTCATCGCATAACTGCTTTAACTTAGTAGCAAGCGGCAACCATTGCTCTGCTGTTATAGGTTCAGCTAGCGCCCAGTAGACATGCACGCCGCCACCAGAATTAACTACGGTAGGACGAGGCATCCCTGTATTTCTACAGAATGTTTTTAGTGCGTTAAATGCTACAGATTGAGTTTCATATGGTTTCCCTTCGCCACAATCTAGATCGAGAAAGAGAGATCGTAGTTGTTTGACGTTTGCTGTCTTGCGTGATTTTCCATCCTCGAATGTTGCCAGTGCGTAGTACGCATCGTATTCCTCTTCCGCTAGATTCCGTGCCACAGATGCAGCATCTTCTAGTCTTTGAAAGAATTTTTGTATTGGCCTATCCGATCCCTTTTTTAATCCGACTATGCAGTAATATCCATCGTTACCTAGGACATGCTGCAAGAAATCTAAGTTATCCATCAGCCACCCAAGCTAAGGGGGGTAACCCAATGCTACCCCCGTACCCTAATTACTCAATCGTCCCATTCACCAACTAAGTCTTCTAACTTAGATTCGTTTACAGGGGGGGCTTTCTTAGTGGGTGCTTTCTTTGGTTCTTCAACTTCTTCCGCTTCTACAGCTTGCATGGGTGCTGCTAGTTTCGGTGCGGTCGATTTAGGTGCAGGGGCAAACGCTTCCTTGTCAGCCTCGCTATCCTTTTGCGCCACAGTCATCGTGATTGCGTTGATAGTCTCAGGTGCATGCATCAAACGCTGAACAACTTCATACTCAGACTCAGTAATAGAACGTACTGCTTTAAATACCAACTTAGGTGTTGGGCTAGCAGTATCGAAACGCATCTCAGTAACTACACCAAAGATCGGTGCTTGATTACTTGCTAACCAACGTGCATAAGCTTGCAAAGGCATCTTGTTCTTGTCTTCATTACCAAAGATCGATGTCGAAGGAAGGGTTAACTGATACACCTGCTCTTGCTCAACTTCACCTTCAATCAACACAGCAATACGCTGAGAGAATCGGCACGCGCGGCTTTCACCCTGACCGCTACCCTTAATATTCTGGGGGCAATGTAAGCAGTTGTTAGACTGAGGGGCACTTGCTGTTTCTGATGGAGTCTTACCATCTGCTGACCAACATACTGGTGCTGCGTTCTCACCTTCTACATAAGTACCACTGTAGTAAGTACGTCCAATATTCGGTGCGGCGTTGATGATAATTACATTCATCGCACGATCTTCAGATACGCGATATTCTTCGCCACCTACGATCTCACGGAATACACCACCCTTGATACTAATACGGCGGTTACCACTAGGGCTCCCTGCCAATGCTGAAGTAATACTATCGGTTGCGCCTTTAAGAAATGAGGGCAAACCACCTTTAAACAAAGCTAAATCGGTACTCATACATTCTCCTTAAACATCATCGTTGGGGTTAAAATCAAACTCTACTTGCGCAGTATTAACATCATATATTTGCGCTATTGGTACATCTCCGTTCATCTTACGTATAGCTTCTTCCGTTTCGCTCAGCTTAAAGCGGTATACACCACCTACCTTGAGCGCAGGAATATCACCATTCCGAATCCACGAACGCACAGTCGAGATAGATACTGCAAAATATCTTGCTACCTCTTCAAGCGGTACGAAAGCTTCTTCAGCCATTTTTGCTCCTTCTAACAGTTACAGAATACTCACTGTTAGCATTAAGCCCGGGGGGTAGTACATCAGGGTTGTTTTCAAGAAAGGTCTTCATGTTGCCTTGGTGTAGGCGCTTCTCTAACAACTCTGGGGCTTGATGCTCAAGAATAAACTTGCCCATAGAATCCCAATCGGTAGTCGTATAAGTTGTGCGAGTAGTACGAATGAGCGTACCGAACTCGGTGCTAATACTCGTAGCGTTGATGGATTTCATATGTTCAAGAATCGCGGACTTCACTGCTTTCATAGACTCATCGATCTTAGCGATCTGCGCTTCTAGGTCTGCGGAAAGTTCGGCTTTCTTATCGCGCATCTTGATATATACGCGGGTGAGTTTTTCGAGGGGAACATTACCCTCATCGGACGTGCTGTCTGACATACCATTCTCCATTAAGTTATGTAGCTGAGCCTTATGGCTTTCTAACTACGAGTTGCAAATCTACTATCAAAGTCTATCTTAGTCAAGCAAATCTTTGTAAAGATCGACTAATTTTTCGTGGTGGTCTATCTTTGTATCTAACATTTTATATAGGTGTTTCTCTGCATTTGACCCCTGTAAACGTACTACAGTGACCGGATGTTTCTGCCCTGCTCGGTGCGCCCGTGCGTTTGCTTGGGCATAAATTTCTAAGCTAGGGGTCGGCCCCCACCAAATGATTGTATCCGCAGCCGTTAAGGTTACCCCATGTGCGGCAGCTTGTGGTTGAATAATTAGCACCCGAGGATCAGGTGCAGTCTGAAAGTTCCTAAAGATTTCGGCACGGCGACCCGCAGATACTTCCCCGCTTATAATCTCAGTGCTGAACCCATCCTCCTGCAACTTTGAGGACAGTAATTGTATCGTGTGTTTGAACGGTACGAAGATAATAATTTTTTGTTTAGTCTCATCAATGACTTCTCGCATCACTTTATATCTAGCGCTGATATCGAATTCCAGAGTTTCCCCCGAATCTGAATACACTGCGCCACAAGATATTTGTAGTAGCTTGCTTAACCCTACTGCTGCATTCACTGCTGTGACTTGCTCACCCGCTGCTTGAACTACTAACTGTTTCCGTAGTGCCTCATAGTACTTCTTCTGCTGCGGGGTAAGCTCTACCACCCGTGTCACATACGTCATGTCAGGCAAGTCTAAGCACTCTTCCTTGGTATATCGAATCGCGGGTTGCAATGCCTCGAATACAATCTTGTCTGCGTTAGAACGCACCGACCACTTAAACTGGGTTATCTTGTACATCACCATGTCTTTGAATGACCCTGCATACTTGGGCACACCCGACGGGTTAACAAGTTTAGCTAAACCATACGCATCTACTGGGGACTGCGCCGCAGGTGTACCCGTCATCATCCATAGCCATGTCTCAGGCTTCAAGATCTTATTGAGTGTCTTCCATCGAGTAGTCGCTACATTCTTATATGCGTTAGCCTCATCGATAATAACTAGGTCAAACCCACCCTCAGCAATAGTATCTTTGACGATCTCTACGCCGTCATAGTTAATGATGACGAACTCAGCATCGGAGTTAATAATCTGTAGTCGCTTCTCACGTGACCCATATGCGATGTCTACTTTGCGGTGCATTGCTAGCTTGAATAAATCGGCACGCCATGCGCTGTCCATAATAGACAAAGGGCAGATCACCAGTGCACGTTTGATTCGGCCTATACTCATCAAGTAATCTGTTGCCCATATGACCGATCCGGTTTTGCCAGTACCCTGCTCATTTAAGCAGAATGCCCTACGGTGCAGGGTTAAAAACGCCGCTGTCTCCCGTTGATGGTCAAACGGTTTATACGCACCGGGCCACTTGTAGTCTTTAAGTATGGGAGAAGGCACATCCTTGATCTTGAGATTTTTAAGTACCTGAGCTTCGTCTAGGCCCCAGTGCACAACAACCTCATTCTCGTTAACTTGTTTACTCTTTGGTATAACTGTCGTAACTTTTCCGGGGTTACGTAGCTTAAGTAGTAGTGCTTTATTCGCTACGATTTCCATTAGTATCCTCTAATTGCCACAATAGTAATGTGCGGTTAGTTTGTAGTTCTTTTATCTCTGTTTTGTATCTAGCGCATAGATCACGTAGGCGTTTAATCTCTAGCTGATGCCTACGGTATTCCTTAATTAAGTCCCGTCTGCACATCGTTTCTTCTGCTGTAAGTGTTCTTAGTCTCATCTAATCTCCATTCTCCAAACAAGCAGTAATAGAGCAAAAGCGGTGTCCGCTTGCTCCTACCTACTGCAACTACAACTACTACTTATTTCTTTTTTGTTTTGCCGTTACGTGAACGGTTGACGCTCGGTGAAACTAGGCGTAGACCATCACTGTTCTTACCGCCTTTACTCAACATCTTTACATGATCGATATCTTTACCAGTCCGATCAATTCCTTTCTTGTCATACTCTCTACGTGCACGTTGGCGCTCCATGCGCTTCTCGTGTTCGCCACGTTCCAACTGCTGTTGGTACTCTTTCTTGTGTGGTCTTGGCTTGTTAACGTAAGGCATTAGCTTCTTCCGTTGTGAGGACAGTCCAATACTAAACAATGCGCCCGGCAAAGTCCACTAGGGCGCGGATTCCACACATCGTTCTTATACGCTGCGTTCATGCGGTTGTATTCCTTCAACCACTTAGTCCAGAACTTATCTTGATTCTCAGCCATGTATGAACTCTTAATAAAGTTCTTACTGATCACAAACAATAGCCCTGCCTTCACCTTCTTAACCTGTGGGAAGTGCTTAAACACCGCCATCGCCATCAACTCTAACTGATCTGTATCAGCATACTTAGCAGATTTGCCCGTCTTGTAGTCTACGCACCGTGCCTCATCGCCGTTGATAATCAGTAAGTCAGCAATACCCCGCCACCATCTATCTGGTGCGTTAAAGTCGCAAGGCTCTAGGTTCTCAGTCAGTGCCATCTCATGCTCACATAACTTCTCACCCGGGAACCTCGCTAGATTATCGAGGGTATCCTTGATAAACGAAAACTGTGGGGGTAGTGGTGTACCGTCTCTAATGTAATATTCTGCTGCTGAGTGGAACAACTTACCGTACCGTGTTGCCTCCGTCTCAGGTTCTGACACATCTTTTAATACCCGTAAGTGATAGTACTTCTTAGGGCACTGGTCAAACATCTTAATAGATGAATAAGACCATGTTGGGTTAGCAGTCACCGTATGATTCTCCGTATCCACTCTCACAATTAACGGGCAAGCCTGTCGCCCACTCAGGAGTCCATCGCATACATTCTTCTACATATGCTTGGGCTTCCTTAATATCTTCTTTCTTCACTATACACGCAATCGCATCATGCACTGTTAAGACTACACTATATTTCTTAGCGATCTTTAACATTTGTTCCCCGATGATACATCGAGCGATAGCTTGACATACATTCTCAATAACTTTACCCCCATATATCTTGTTCATACCTGCACGGGTCTTATATACATATTGGGTCTTATTACCCTCTGTAGCCTCGGTAGTCAATCCGTCATACCGCATTAATAACCCGCTAGGTAGCTGTATCGCATTCTCTTTAGGTATTATACGTAGTACACCTTTTTTACCTAAAGGTGCGCTCATCTTTCTAGTCAGTGCATTTAACACAACCTGTGCTTCCTTCCACAACCCTACAATATAGGGGTAAGTCTCACGGTACACATCGATAATATGTTCGGCTTCTTCTGCGCTAATCTCTGCACCAAACGTCTTAAGCTGTGCGCGGAACTTAATCGCGCCCATGCCGTACCCTGCGCCTAGAATCGTTGTCTTACCTACAAACCGTTCCTCTTTAGTAATCTGATCTATGGGCTTATTGTAGATAGCACTCGCCATGATCTTATAAACATCTTCACCCTTAGCGAATGCCTCGACTAAATCATCCTGCCCTGCAAACCATGCCAACACACGCGCTTCAATTTGGCTAGAATCGGCATCGATAATGTAGTGTCCATCCGGGGCTACGATAGCTTTCTTTAACCTATTACCATTAGCCCCACGCGAAGGTAAGTTCTGCAAGTTTAAGCTGTCACTCCCACCCCAACGCCCAGTGTGTGCCGCGTAGTATTTCAAGGGAACAGGCATCAATCCTCGTCTAGCAATGTTGATGAACCGTTCAGTCCTTGTTTCTTCAAGCGTAGACTTTGTACCTAACCGCGCTGAAACTAACGCTTGCACCCGCACATCTGGGTGTTCGGCTAGAGTTTTAAACTCTTCATCGTTCTTAGCTAAAGCGTATGTCTCTTTACCTGTGGCGGAGCTGATCTTAATTGGGGGTTCAACACCTAAACTTCTTAACAGGTCAGCAAACTTCGGGTTGCTGGCTAAGTCCTCTTTAGATACACCTGCGCTATTTAACAATGCTTGCTTCTTATCCCGCACTTCTTCTAGGTGCATATCAAGCAGGGGTAGGTTTAAATCTAGTTTCGGCTCAACGAACATACGCAGGGTCAAGTCAATTAACTTCATTTCCTGTTTAGGAAAACCCTTCGCTATCATTGCGTTAAACAAACTATAGGTTAGCTCTACATCATTGATACAATAATCACCGTATCGACTCAGTTCTTCATCAGTAAAATCCACCCGGCGCTTGCCTGACGCTGCCAATACTTCTGTGCCTTTCTGCCCTAACTTATACCGCTCAGCTAATGCGGAAAGACTGCCACCCACCTCAACCCCGTGCAGTGCACGCCCCATGCACAATGTGTCTGCATAGACTCGTGGCTTAATCCCTACTACTTGCGACATGATGAACCCATCGAACATAGTGTTATGTGCGATCATCATAGAATCGTGCCAAGGATAGTATTCTAAAAACTCCCTAATCTGTGTGAGCGTACCGCTAGCCCATTCGGTTTCACCGTCATTAAGTTTGACTGCCACACCAATAATTTCGAACTGCCTATCCCTGACATATTCTTCTGTTGTCATCTTAGATAGACTGAAAGTACTCTTGTCATAGTACGTTTCAAAATCTATTGTTAGTAAGTTCATTTCGTTTCCTGTTGTTCTGTTTTAACGTACATGGCTTCCCAAGTTTTATCTGGTTGCTTTGTAATAAATACAACCCCCAATATCTTGTCGCCCTTTCTTTTAACCCACCCAAAAGGTTTTGACTCAAGATCAGTGGGCAATTCAACCTTTTTGTTTTGAGATGAAAACGCTACCAACTGCTGCCTATTCTGCACGTGATATGCTTTAAACAGTTTAGATACGTGGGTTTTAACTGTTGATTCTGTCATGCCCAAACGTGCACCAATTTGTTTATTGCTTAACCCTCGCTGAATCCATAACAAAACATCTTCTTGGCGCTTTGTTAGCTTAATCAATTAGCCTTCTCTCCCGTGTTTCCTATCGACTTAATGCACATGCGCAATGCTTCTTTTATTAGCGGGTCAGCACAAACTGCATGCATTTCTTCGCATACCTTAATTGCTTCTTCCCGTTCAAACCTTTGAGCATCCATCCAACACTTCCTCATGTGGGTCTTACCAAAGTACAAAGACCTAGGGTCAAACTGTTTAAACCACTCATCAAATATCATTGTTAACCTCTGAGGAATGCTTGATCTCCTGCAATTCTTCTACCTCGTGCAGTGCTTGATGGTGCTGTTCGCACTCGCAGCCGATAATGAATCCGTGATAGTTAAATCCTAATGTGCCACCGCAGTGTTTACAGATGTTGTCTTTCATGTGTTTAACTCCTTAAGCCGTGATGTTATATCCTTAACAAAATCTACTACGTCTTCAATGTGGATGTTGCCGTCTTTCTCTGACCAGAAACTGTGCAGTGCATCGATCTCATCATCTGGCATATCTACCCATTCTTTCGGCAGTGGTGAACCGGATACTCGATAACATTCTTCACGCCACAATTCCATTCGTTTCCTATTGTGCTCACACTTGGGGCAGATCACGAACCTTCCTCCTTTATTACGCATTTATATGCTATACGGTACGGAAACCCTACGCCTTGTCTAAGTGATTCAGTAGCCATTCTGCTACTCGCAGCCACGCACGAAGATTCACTTCGGTGTTCTTGTACTAGCATCCATTCATATGTGTTGTGCTGTGTCAATCCAAAAACCATTAACAAGTAAATCATTTGTTCCTCACCTCGTCTAACTTCATCTGATAATGTCGGGCTTTATCTACATCTTCCTGTGCTGCACCTTTACGCCCTGCCCGTAAAACATATTTAAGGTAGTTACCCTTCAAGAACCCGATAAACTCTTCGTGCGTTAGCAAGTTCTCCATCGCTTCCCACGGTTGAATCAACATGTCTTTATAGTGTGAACCACCCACCTGCATATCATCCGCTTTTTGTATCTCATCCGCTTTCACTGTCTTACCCTTTTGATTAAGTTCACGCTCTGCATCCCGCCCCGCCCAGAACCCAACTGCGTAGGCTTTCGCACATGTAGGGTCGTTTGGATTCATTTCTTAATCACCCCAATGCTTTAGAAAGTTTACCTTCAAGGTACTCAACCACTGCTTCCGAGTTCAGATACATGATCTTGGCTTGGTCTAGTTCATTTTGCGCACGGTACAACAATGCTCGTGCACTTACTAACTCGTTACATACTTGTGCATACTTCTCGCTAAGTTCTTTATGGTGGCGTTGCCATACGCGTACATCGTCTGCGGGTTTAGCTTTCACTTTTTTTGTTTTCACTGCATCAATATTTTTAAGTAGTCCAACGTGGGGGTTTGGGGCGTGCCCTTTAATATCTTGGTACGTGATATTCGACGTGTCGATTTTAGAATCTCCGTCAGTGACCACTAACAAGTTCCACCCCTTCTTTTTAGCTTGTGAGCGCAATACGTAAATGCGCTTCTTGTCGATACCTAACTGCTCAGCCATAGCTTCGGGGGTCATGTCAGGCTGTGCTTTCATTAGCTCTGCTACTCGGGATAATTGTGATTGCTTCTTCATGATGCCTGTTCCTTTAGTTTATTATAGAGTGTTTCTACATCTTCTTCGCGGACTACCATTGCTATACCACCTGCATCAAACAACTTATTTAAGTTCTGCTCCTGCAATAGTGTTAGCTTACCGCGTCCTGCCTTTGTTTCTATACCGATGAATCTTCCGTTGTAACATACTAGAAAGTCAGGTGCGCCTTGTGTTCCATACCCACCTGTGACGGGCATAACATAGTACGCACCCAACTCATCTAACACTGCACGGACGGCCTTCTTAACCTTACTCTCTGGGGTCGCCATCTTCTTCCTTAAATATCCAAAACTTGTCATCAGTTAACCGCCTACCAATGGGTTTAATGTCATCAGTCGGCGGGGTTGTAATTGCTAATACGGCAAGTTTTTCTTGCGCCCATATAGGCATTTCTTCAACTGAATTGTATTTTATTTTAAGCTGTGGGCTAAATCTGTCCACCTCATCAAAACAAAATGTATCTACAGATCCACTAGGAGTTATCGATACGCTATATGTAAGCATAGTTTTACCTATACTTCGGTGCGCACGATACATCCACTACGATGTCCGTAGCAAACCCGTTGAGCTTACGTTTACCTATCAACATAACAGCACGGGTGTTGTTTGCTTCACACTCGTTAATTGCCATGATGACTTCGTTGCGGCTCATGGGTTGCACCTCCTTATCCAGTACCAATGTTTGATTTGAATAATGCTCTTCATGTTTCATTGAGACTGGTTCGTACTTGCTAGTACTGCATGCTGCTAACATCATAAGTAATACTAGTGATAACTTCTTCATATATATCTCCTATAAGTTTAAAGATTCCTGTTTTGCCACACCCCAATCGAACGTGTCTTTACCATCCCGCTTGCGTATTACTTGTACCCCTACCTCATCGCGTCTCGTGTTATACATACCCGCACCGAATAACTCATGGCACATAGTACTAACAGTTCTAGCAAAGTATCTAACTTGGTACTTCCCCGCAGGGATATGTATTTGGCGTCCGGGTTCTAAGCTCCGAAGATACGGCTCAACAATCGGGTGTAACTCATGCGATGAATAGGGACTTGGGTCGCTTTGCTTTCCCTTTTTGGTTAGCTTGGTAGGGGTAGGCGCAAGTTGCAATTCCCCGACTATTCTACCGTCTTCAAGCTGTATTGCGTACTTAAGGTTTAACGTATCTAAGTTGCGTTTAACTACTTTCAATAGTGTTTCACGTAATTGACTCACTTGTGCTTCTCCTTTTTACTGGTTAATTGAGCAATATGCTCATAACACCCTGCGGTGTCTCTCTCCAACTCCACTATTTCTTCTCTTAGCTGTAAGATCTTATTATGTTGATCTACTAAGCCTGTCAAACAAGTTACTGCTAAAAGTACAACTGCTACTAGGAGTGCGTCTTTCATTATGCTCTCCCATCCGACTCTATCCAATACGTAGAAGCGTCCACACGATAACCTACCTTAGCAACATAGTGCTGGTTAGTTAAAATAGAAAGGACAGATAGTCGTTCGTAAATACTCGATGGCAGTTCTTCTACCTTGCAGGTGGTCGAAGATTGTTTAGCCATGCGGTAATTACCACGTACATCATAAGTGTTGAGTACGTCTGCATATGTGTCCTCACCTACTTTGCGAAGCCTTACGAAGATACCTGTTACTTTACGTGTGGATTCTTCTACAGATTCGCGGTTAAGTTCTTCAATAGTCTCTGCTACTTCCTTAAACTTAACTGTCGTAAACTCTACACCTATTTTTTTCAAATGTAAAATTTCTTCTAGTAAAACCTTTTGATCTATCTTTTCTATTGACTCTTCAACCTTTCTATGTATACGTGAAGCTGAATCACTAACTCCTTGATACAGATTCCTGTACGTGAGTCCCGCTAACTCTTCGATGGTATACGGTGTAAGATATTTACGTGCATTACGTATTGCCTTAGTAAGATCCTTAGATGCTGCAGTGTAGTACTGCTCACGCCACTCTCTATACTTGTCGTTGGCAATCTTGCGGCTATACACGCAATACACCATGTTAGTCCCACACCCTAGCTTATTATCTTTATAGCTGATATGTCCTAGTGCAAAGGGGCAGTTCTCTAAGTATACGTGTAGTTCTTTCGCGACATGTACTACGCGGTGTGCTGTTATGATGCCATCCTCGTCTGTTTTATGGTTGGTTTCCCGCATACTTGTGGTATAGCGAAACTTTACTTCCGGCATAGCTTCACGAATACCCATAGCTAAGTCACGTAACTCTTTGAGCACGGGGCAATCATCAACCCAGTATTCCCACTCATTCTCCCGTGCATCGCGAGCATACTCTTGAATTACAGCCCTCTGTTCAGCGTCAAGCATTGCTGCTATTTCTACATAATCTGCGCTCATATCTTTATCTCCTTTTGTTTAATGTTTACGGTATAGCCTAGTTCTTTAATAACCTTTAACGCGTCATACGTTAACGTCTTAGTGCCGCATAAATAAGCAAACCTAGCTGCCTTCTCACATGCGGGATAAAACATAGGATTTCCATATACTTCCTTCAATAAAACTTCGATTTCCATTTGTGTATCTCCTAGAATCCAAACAGGTGTTTGGAATTAAATGTAAATAGCTGTACCTACGGTGGGATGCGCGGTCTTGTTACCCTTGATGCACCACAATACAGGGCAAGGCCATACACCCCATGAGCTACCTAAATAGCCATCGGTCAATACCACAATACATTCGGGCTTAATACCGTGCTCGTTCATATACATCGGGACACATCTAACATCTGTGCCGCCACCACCTTCAGGTTTAGTACTACGTGCTAAGTTGTTAATAGCATCTTCTACATATACCTCGGCCCGGCATACTAACGTATCCCAATACAGCACACGAACTTTACGTGGGTTAATTTGTTCGCAGATACCTGTTACTTCGCTCAAGAATGATCCGATAAACGCATCACTGATAGAGCCTGACGTATCAATCGCAATCACGATCTCGTCTACCGTCTCACTGATACTGCTAGGCATTAACATATCCATACCTACATATCTACGATTCGGTTTACGCCACGTACTAAAGTCTTTACCCGCACATGTAGTTGTTACGAAGTCACGAAGTAACTCGCGCCAATCACGTTGGGTCTGTGCTAACTCTGTGATGTCACGCAGTCCACCCGAACCTACCTTACCCGCTAAGACCATGCCTTGACGTACCGCCTCGTCGATCTCACGTGCTAACTCTTCTACTTCATCGGTAGATAACTCTGCTGCACCTTCCCAATCGTGATCGTCCATGCCACCACCACCTGCACCGTTCTGTGGGTCTCCGGTTAACAAGTTGAATACCTGCTGCGCGTCCATACCTTTATACTGCTCATCGATCAGTCCGCACTTAGGCATAGAGATAAACCCAGACTCACATGCTTTAGTATCAACAAGTTTAAGGTTGATCACATAGTCACATGCTTTGTTAGCGCGGTCATGATCTTCCTCGTGCAGGTGCTTCCACGTGCTTAAGTGTCTATACATCTTGTGGTAATTCTCGTGCAAGATTAAGAAGCGGAACTCTGCATCGCTCAGGCTATCCACGAACTCGCGACCGTATATCTCATCACGCCCTTTAGTACACGCAGTGGGGCAGTCTTCTACTATCTCTTTCTTGCCGATCATCAATACACCCGACAATGCTACAAACTCATCATGCCCGATGATGTCGGTCATTGCTTTATGTAACCGCTGGGCCGCGGTAAGTTGTTTACCAATACTTAACATGTTATCTCCTTGGGTTCCTAGTACTGTGTTTTAATTAACTGTGGTATTACTTCTTGTCCGCGCTGAACATATAGTTGTTAGCCATGCACCATTCGGTAAACTTCTTACTGGTCATGACGATTGACTGCTTGCTGTACTTGGGGTTACGTACCTGCATAGCAAACAAACCCTGTGCTTCTTTATCGAGTCGGTTTAGGTATGTCATCCATGGATCAGCAAACTCACGGCTCATTGTTGCCAGTGCACGGTAGACCACCATCACCACACCCGATGCTGTTTCGGGAACCTTAGCTGTCTCAGGGCTACTCTTAATATCTTCTTGGCGTGGTAAGTCATCGACCAAGCGAACATATGCGCCTAAGTCACTACCCGCACGGTCACCGATTGTTCCGATCAAAGCAGAGCGTAGTGCACCATCACTGATCTTATCTTTAGCCCACAACCAATGCGAGGCTAGCTCTAACGATCTCGGTGTAACAAACGCAGGGCGTTGTGCCTGTGGATGATAGATGTATGGATTACCACCTGTCTCATCGTCTGGATGATCGACTTCCTCGAATGACTGGAATAACTGATCACCATTCTCTTTAACCCACAAGATCATTGCAGGATGAATCCCTGCGTTCAGTGCAAACCCCTCAATCCAATCGGTTGCGCTCGGCTTCTTCATACGTACTACTGTGATACGGTTGCGATGGTGTGGCAGTAACAGATCGCCTACACCCTC